TCATGCCACATTTTTTCGTTCATCATAATTTCTTCTTCTGATAAACCTAAGAAACGTTTCATTGCAAAACGTTTACTTACATAATCTGCGCCTTCGATTGCAGTAAATACGTTCATCATAACTTGGTCTACTTCTGCTTGACGATACTTACCAAAGTTTTGTGGAGGATTAAATTTCAAGTCGAATAAAGAACTTTCAATCAACACACCTCTGTGTTTCATAAACATCTTAAACTCTCTGTCTAAGTCTTCACATACTAATGCTTGTAAACGTTCACAGAACTTAGTAAATCTAAATTCTTGAATGAATGCAGTGCCTACACGACCATCATTGTAGCCGTTACCGTCACTGTCTAAGCTACCTAGATAGCTTGGTGGGACTCTAAGTCCACGCATCATCTTATCATTGAAGTATTTTAAATCATCAATCTGTCCTAAGTTTTCACCACCTGGTAGTGTCTCAACTTTAGAACCACGACCTTCAGCCGTCTGAGCAAAGAAGTAATCTTCCATAATAGATAGTGGATTGTATGCACTATCAACGATGTTTTGTCCACCGCCTGTTTTACTTGGAATACGTCTTTGATGAATTTCACTTTTAATACGTTCTAAGTGGGCTCTTGCTTTGTGTGTTGGCATGTTACCAACATCGATATAGAATACTCTACGTTCTGGTGCTCTTTGAACACGATAAATCAGAATAGCATCTTCTAATAATTCTTTTTGTTTGTAAACTTTGAACACTGGTTCAAGAATTGAGTTACCAAAAGGCCAGAAGCCATCGATACCTTCATTCAATGAAACGTGTACAACGTGTTTAGCATCTACAGGAGTTGAAGTTTGGTCTGAAACAAAACGTGTTCCGCCTGCCGCTCCGCCACCAAAGCCTTGTGTTGTATTAGCATTGATGTTAGGTGCACCTGTTAACCCTGTTTGTGTTTGTAATAGTTTAGTTGTATCGGCTGTAATATTAAGACTTTGCAGATTGATATCTAAATCTTTAATATAATATGCTTCAATCTTTTTTCCTTTACCTTCGTTCACAATAACTTTTTCGATTTTAGCTGGATCTACCCAAAAAAGTTTATATGTTTCAGGATCACGAATGAACATTTGGTCTCCGTATTTTACTGCATTTCTGAAAATACGAAACATTCTTTTAGAAAGTTTATTTACTGCACACCACTGTCTTAATGACTTTTGAATAACGTCATTTTCAGTTTCAGTTTGGTCTTCATTATATTCGACATGAAATGGAAGTTTAGATTGTTCGTTTTTTAGTGTAGAAAATTCTGCAATAGTATCTAACGCAGTGTTTACTTCACTATCTAAATCCATTTGGTCATATTGACCATATCGTTGAACACGATTAGGTTGTCCCTGATAAACCTCAGGTAACCAACTACTATATCGTTTTGTGTCTGCATCTCCGGCATAACCAGTACCTGTCGATGCAGGCATTTTCTCTGGCATTCCGTCGTATGTTTTAAAATATTTTTTCCAGCTCATTTTTTAATCCTTAGAGTTAATTCTATCATAATTTGATATCGTTGTCAATACTCTTTCCTTATATGTTATTTAACGCATTTATTAGCTTTTGTAATTCTACCAGTATAGCGTTTTGTTCTGCTTGGTTTTCTGCCGTATTACGGTCATCTACAGATTTTGGCTTAAACCAAGAAGCCATATTCGTATCCATGTTAGTTAAAGCCTCATATATTGCTTCAAGATTTTTCTTTCCATCCTCAGTTTGAGCCGCATCAGTTTTCGAAAGTACCTCTAGTACTTTTGCGAATTCTACCATCTGCGCCTCTCTGTCTGCTATGCTATCACCATTATCAAACATTCCCATCAACTCAACCATTTTTTCTGTACTTTTAGCAATTTTTTCGTCCCGGTTTGATCCAGTTGCCTCTAAGCCTTTCATAATTTGGTCGAATATATTTTGATTATTATTATCTGTGATTACACCTGAATCCTCGTCCCTGAGTTTTCCTTTACCTTCGGTTAAATTCTTTGTTGCTTCTGAGGATGTAATTTCGTTTTCAAGATTTTTTTGGTCTTGATTTTCATCCCTTATCCCAAGATTTTCTGTAGACCATGCACTTATATCTGCGGCCATACCTGCCAATGATGTAAAGAAATCTGTTTTTATTACCTCAAATGTTCCAGATAAATCTGTAATAACAGTTGCTACTGGTCCTAATTCATTTCCTAATCTTCTAAATTCTTTAATTGATTCTGCGTTGGCGGCGTTCATTTCTCCTAATATATCCGTAAAACCTTTAACTTGTGTATTGAATATATCTTCTAATCCAATAATAGCCTGTCTTCTATTTTCTATTCCTTGTAAAACAGCCTTATCTTCTTGTGATGGTGCTACCGGTCCTGCATCTGCATCTTCCACTGTTGCTCTAAGACGAGACAAGTCTGCAACCATTGACTGTAAAAATTGGTCTGTTTGTAAAACTGCACGATTGCCTTCTGTACTTGCACTTGCAATGATAGACTCAATGTCAGGAGATAAATCAGCAATAGCAGTTTGAAATGCTTCTGGTCCTTGTTCGCCTGCCAATGCAAGTCGTTCTACTATTGGAAGTAATTCTTTACCAATACCGGTACCACTTAATTGTTGGAATGTTTGTTCACGTACAAATGCGCCTTGGCTTCCTGATGCCATTCTTTCGATAACTGCTTGACCTAATGTACCTTCTAACATTCCTGCTGAGCCAATAGTTTCTCTAATAGCATCCGCTCTATTAGGATCCATAGTAACTAATCTTGATGTTACATCGTCACGTTGTAGAGTTTGTGAAATCATCTTAGCCGCATCTTCCATGTTTATCTTTAAAACGTTTGCAGTTGAAGAAACACCTGACATAAAATCGTCCATGCCGTCACGTAATTGTTGCTGACTCATTCTATCAAGCATGCCCATGTTTCTTAATGAGTCTAGGTATTCTCCTGCCATTGATGTTACTTCACCAAATTCAAGACCAAATCTTCCCATTAAATCAAGACCACCTGCTTCCTGAGATTTTGTTAGTGAGTTAGCAAACTTTAATGAAGCCTCTACCCCTACCATACCAACAGACCTTGAAAATCTTTTTGTAAATTCTGCCGCTTCACCCAAAGTAAAGTTATTTTCATTAATCATTCCAGACATTTCTGAAAGACTAGCAGTCACAGAATCAAAACCTGCCATTAAACCTGACTGTCTAATTTCTTGGGCCATATTAAATCTGTCTTCTGTTTGTTGGCCCATAAAACTATTAATCATGCCTGTACTTGCTAAAATACCGATTGCAGATTTTCCTACTGCGGCACTAACATCTTCAAAGTTTTTCTTAAGTTTTTCTTTATCAAATTCCATACCTGCCATTTCTTCTGTGATATTTGGATTTTGACCAGTTGTTTTCTTTATAAATTGTTCTCTATCTCTTTCGGCTGAACTTCTGGCAATTTCATTTGATATTTCACTTTGTTTTATAAGTTGTTCAAAGTATCCTGCTATTTTAGTATTTTGTCCAGCTAACCTTGTTCTATCATTCTTTTCTTCTTGGTTAGCTTTTTGTTCTTTAGCACCTTGTTGTCTAACTTCTCCCAATGTATCATGTAAAACTTTATATGCTTTTTGGGCATCCCCACCTTCACTATTTTTCATTTGGTCTAATGCTTTATTAGTTGCGCCTTGGTCTGCGGCTAAACCAGCCAGTATTTGGCGTATTTGGGACATCGTAGTTTCGGTTGCCCAACCAGGGATCGAAGGATCAATACCTTCAATATACACATTTCCTTCAGCCATTACAAAATACCTCTTGACAAGTTAAACTTCGTAGTTTATAATACATCTAAATATACGTATATAACCACTTAAAGTTTATTATAAGTGTATTTATCAATCCAAGGAATTAATGATGACCGATAACCCGCTAACTAAGTACTTTAGAAAGCCAGCTATATATGTTAGTTTACCAACTAAAGGTAAATTTAACCCAGAAATAGACCAAACTATTATTGAAGAAGTGGGCGTTATGCCTATGACTGCTATCGATGAGATTACAATGCGTAATCCAGATGCACTTCTTAATGGTGAGGCAATGATTTCTTTAATAGAAAGTTGTGTTCCTAGTATCAAAGATGCAAGAAAATTATGCAACATTGATGCAGAAGCACTTTATATGGCTATTCAATACGCAACAAACGGTAGTAATCTCACATATACTCATACATGTAAAGAGTGTGAGAATAAGAATGATTTCAATATTGATATCGATTTTGTACTAAACAAGTTCCCTGAAATTAATAAGGTTGAGCCTGTAGTATATGAAAATTTAACAATCCATATGAGACCACCAACACTAGAAAGTGTTACACGGGTTGCTCTTATCCAGCTTGAAGAACAGCGAATCGTTAATAATGTCAAAAATGATATTACTAATGATAAGGATGAGTTGGAACTTGCGAAAAAGTTTTACAAAAGTTTCAAACGTGTAGCTGAATACAATGTTGATTTGATTTCAGAGACTATCGATAAGATAGAAACACCAGAAGGTGAGGTCACTGACAAGAAACAAATTATTGAATTTCTTGCTAATGTTCCTACATCAGTAGTTACAAATATGGATAAAAGAGTTAAAGACATAGCTAAAAAGCCAGAAGCGTTAAACAATTTTGAATTTAAATGTCCAGAATGCGACCATGTACAAAAAGTTAATATAGAGATTAATCCTGCAAATTTTTCCTAGGCTGGCTAGCAACCGCCAGCGGTGAAGAAATTGCAGAAAAACAAAAAAAGTTTGAAAAAGAACTTGACAAGGTACATAAGAATCTGTTACAATTATCTTGGTACATGAGGGGTGGGGTTTCTATCTCAGAACTTCATGAAATGCCAGTGAATCATATCAAACATCTGAATGAGATTATTGACCAGAATTTTGAAATGAGTAAAAAGGCAGGAATGCCAATACTATAACTAATAAAACTAATACAATCTAATATATATCTCGGCGAATAGGAAAAGGGAATGACTAATATCTCAGCATACATAGTGGAATCGTTTGTCGGGTTGCCGACACGGGATTGAGACTGCAAACGTAGTGTTTGCCGTCGGACTAGTCAGGATGAATTCTGACATTCTTCTCGTAAACCACAAAGAGTATTCATAATCATAAAACAGCCATGGTTCCTAAAGAACATGGTTGACTAGTATAATATTACCGATGATAGGTTTTTATAACACTATCTGCTTTTTATAGTTTCTATCTATGTGGATTATAAAGGGTGCCGTTGAATCGAAAGATGCAATACTAAGTTAAGGAGGGATCGTCAACCGACTCCGTCGTAACTAGCGACTAACTTAGACATAGAGGCGATGAGCAAGGGACAGATAAGACAAGATTTTCTGTACAGCCATTTTTTAATTGTCCTGGCAACAGGGCAATTATGGCTTCTTCACGGGACAGAGACTCATAATATAATATCATTTGACTTATACCAATTAATGTTATATAATAAAAAAATAGAAATACCGATTAATATGAATGAGTGCTAACGAATGAATATTAATTGGGATTAGGTCTTTAGACCTTTTATAATGAAAAGAGATTAAACATATGCCAAGTAAAAGCAAATCTAAGGGTTCTGGATATGAAAGAGAACAAGCAAAATTTCTAAGTGAAAAATATAATGGTAGTTTTGTACGTGTCCCTAATTCTGGAGCATTTATAGGTGGAAGTAATTTCCATAGAGCAACTAACTTAAGCGAAGGACAAGTACGAGGTTTTAAAGGAGATATTATACCTCCTGATAACTGGAAGTACTTTAACTGTGAGTGTAAGTTTTATAAAGAATTCCCTTGGCACCATTTATTGTATGATAAAAAAATTCCTCTTTTGGAGGACTGGATTGTACAAACTATGGAGATTGCAGAAGATAGTGATGTTAACATTATCTTTATGAAATTTAATCGTATAGGAACTTATGTTGCGTTTCAAGACCGTATGAATGGACTCGGATGGCGTTCACCGATTAGTGTAACTTACAAGTCTGAGAAGAATGGTTGTTGGATACTAACAAGTGCAGAAGAATTTTGGAAGTACAATTCAGACGTATTTGAACGTCACTGCATTGAAGGTATTAAATAAACCAAGCAATAAGTAAACCCATAATTAGGCCTTTAACATAGGCTATCCACATCATAGTATATGAATCTACATTAAATTTATTTTGCCAATATTCTGTTTGTTTTTTATGCCACTTAAACATTTTATTTCTCCGGAGATAATATATCTATCTCTTGTACAACACAACTAACTTTGTACCCAATATATTGTTTAGGTAACTGACCATTAGAAATACCGTATTCGATAAATTCTACAGCCGCAGATTTTTTGCGTTGGCATTCTTCTATTGAAGTCATTTGTCTTGGCTCCCAACCTTGAGGCACAATCTGCTCTCCGGAGGCAAGGATAAAGACAATAATCATAATCACTTTCATACAAATATTTATGGAAAAATGTCTCTAACTTAACAACGTTGTTAAGTTAACCGCTAACATAAACCCCTTTAGTGGGTCTATAGAAATTCTTTTGATGATGTATTTTACCTTGCAAGTCTCTTATGACTTTTATTTCTGATTGTATTGCTAAACGACTGGTTTCTTTTTCAACTAAGCCTTCACGTTTGATTAGTCTTCCTAATCTATATGAAAGGGAATGTTCAATCCAATGTATATCATCTACATCGAATTCCCATCCTTGTACTTTAGGTTTCGCCATCCTTTGAAACTTTCTTTTCTATCTTGTCCCAATGAGAGTTTTCTGAATCAATACCGATATATTCTTCGCCTGTTTCCATATCGATAAGTTTGTATTTGTTAGGACATTTTGTGTAAACTTTTAACGTAGTTGCACGTTCTAATTCAATTACTTCTTCTCCACTAAGTAATTTACGTTTTTTCATTAGTTGTGTTCTTTTTCTTTCCACGTCTGAATTTATAATTCAGTTGGCCTTCTTCTGTGATTGCGCCTTCAGGCATGATGGAAATCTTTCCACCTTTGTTTAAAAATTCTTGTACTTGTTTATTTAGTTTTTCTTTTTCTTCTTCTTTAATTTTATTTTTATCAACGGGCTTATGCATTTTCGGACTCTTTCTAAATAAAAAAACCCGACACAGAAGTGCCGGGTTTGTGTTGCTCTCTGTGTGAGAATAAAAAAAGATGCTCAGTTAGATGAGAGAGGTTGAGAGGAGACACTTTGCATCTTTTATTATGACTCTATAATAACATTATCAGAAAGCCTTGTCAACACCTTTTTACATATTATTTTTCTTTTCTTGGATTTCTTTACGTCTTTCTTTTGTAAGTTTTCCAATTTCACCTAAAGCCTTTCTTGCTCTAGCGGCCGCGGCTTTAACGCCCTTGTCTTCCCATGCGGCATGTTCACTTAAATAGTTTTCGTATTGTTGTACGATTTGTTCATGTATACTCATGTTATACTCCTTTTAAATTAAATAATCATCGTGTTCATTTTCCCACGAACTAATTATGTTTCTGAAACCCATTGACAAGAAATCATAACTTGGACTATCGGCTAGTAATTCCCATTCAGCAATAACTTCTTCGATTTGTTCCTTAGATAATGTATCAGTATCTTCTACTTGAAAATGTTCTTTGATTATGCCATGAGCCCATTCAGTGCATTCACCTTCAAGCCATTCTAACATTTTATGTGGCTTATGAACCATTTTAAAATCAGACATTTGGTACTCCTTCTTGTGGTTTAGTCATTTCATTTGTTTCCGCCTCTATTGCATCCTCTTGTGAGAAAGTAGTAAAGCCGTTTTCTTTAATCACATTAAGAACATTAGTCACACGACCATATAATTCGTCCCTATGAGATACTAAAAAGATAGAGCGATTTCTATCACGTTGCATTTTCTTAAGAACTGCTAGTGATGATTCGACACCGTTCGTATCCATTCCACTATCAATAAGTTCATCAACAAATAGAACATTAATAGTGCTATATAGTGACTCGTATATATCACGGAAAGCCCATGATAGACCTAAAATAAGTCTATTACGTTCACCTCTTGATAGATTGTCAAAGTCTAGTTCACGACCTAACTCTGTAATTTCTACAGTTAAGTCACTCATAAATTTAACTTCATGAGGTAAACCTAGTCTATCAAGATACTTTTCTAAACGTGTGTTTAGATAAGATAAGTTTTGGTCAATAATCTTTTTACGAATAAAACTATCTTTATTTGTTAATAGTTTCATTAAGAAGTCTTGGTGTTCACGATAAGAAACAAGTGCATTCATTGTATTGTAATTTAGTTCTTCTAAACTACTTTCACGCATTTCTTTAATCTGTTCAGTATAAGGATCTTCTTGTTTCTTTTTAGTTTCGATTTGTTCTTTCAACATACTAACTGAGTTTTGATGTTCGTATGCATCATTTAAATCATCATAAAATACTGTAGGCTTATTACCAAGTTCACCTACTTCACTAATTACTGATGTATGTGTTTCTAACTTAGTTGCATTTTCCATTAAATGAGATTTAGTTTCACCTAATAGTTCTTCTTTTTCTTTTAGAATTTCTTCTTGTTTGCTATCGTGTACTTCTTGTCCACATGCAAAGCATTTATGGTCTTTAATCTTTTCTATATCACTAATAACTCTTGTTTCTAAATCGGAAAATTTTTGATTATCAGTATTGATACTATCAACCCATCGTTGTGCTTCATCTAACTTAGATTTCTTTTCGGTAAATTCATTTAATAGTTGATGATTAGCAATCTCTTGTTTGATGTCTACATGAGATAACGCCTCTAAGGCTGACTCTAATTCTTTTAATTCTGTTTCGTGTTTATCTTTCCAGATACGTTGTCTACGTTCAATGTCTGAAATACTTTTTAGAATACGAGTGTTTGCATCTTCTTTTGCTTTAAGACTGTATTCTTCGTCTTTCATCTGGTCTTTTGTTTCTTTGATTACTTCTTTAAGTGCCTCTGCTTTACGAGACAATTCAGTAATACCTAATAGTTCTTCGATTAGTTCACGTTGGTCATTTGCTCTCATTGAAAGAAATGGTTCTGTGTACGTATTAAGTGCAACAATGTGTTTGAACATTGAATGAGAAATACCAATAATAGAATCAACTTCTGTTTGAGTTTGTCTCATTTCACCTTGTGCTTCATCACCACCGCCATCGTTTAAATCGATACCGTCTCTGATAAAACGAAATACATTAGGTCTACGTCCACGTTCAATCCTGTATTGACTTCCGTTAAATTCAAAGTCAATAGTAACAATCATGTTCTTACCATTTGTCTTATTAATTAGATTATCTTTTCTAATATTGGTAAGTGCGTTACCATACATACCATATGATAATGCATTGATGAGTGTAGTTTTACCCGTACCGTTACGAGAACCATCACCACCTAAGTCTAGGTTGTTACCTAATACAAGTGTTAAGTTGTCACGTTCCAGGTCTACTGCCTGTGTTACGTTCCCAACACTCATAAAGTTACGGACCGTTATATTCTTAATTTTTAACAAACGTCTACCTCTCTCTTGCGTATATTCCTGTCTGTATTGGATCTACAGAAATTTCATTAATATTAACATAATCTGGTTGATTAATCAACCATAAAATCAACTCAGCTACATACTCTGTATCTAAGAACTTTCTATCAGGATGTTTCTTCATTACACTTGGTGTTGTTAAACTACCCGGTGATATCAGTGTTGATTTGATATTAGAACCTCCCATTGTCATGTATGTTAAATCACGATTATAATCTTTTAGTGCTTTCTTTTCTGTTGGATATCTCCATGTTCTACCTTTTACACCTGTATCGGCAGTAGAACCTATATTAATAATATGTGCAGACCTTTCTTTTTCTACACATTTATTATAAACATGTTCTGCAATCATTATCTGGTGAAATTTCCATAATGCTGAATTGTTAATGAAGATATCAAACCCTTCATTGACAAAATACTCAGCCAATCTTTCTTGTTCAGAATTCTTATCTAACGACCAATCATTTGTACGACTAGCAGTGCGATAACTAATATTATCCACACTATCAAAAAGATTGCATATCGCTTTGCAAAGCCCATAGTACTTGTTCCCTGTGATTAATACATATAAATCTTTTTTCATATTATAAATTCTGATATAGTTCAACAAGAACTTTTTTATTAAAGCTACCATTATCATCAATAGAGTTTAATTGTGAAATTACAATTTCATCGATTGTTTCAAAATGAATTTCAGCACCAGTGTCGCTTTCATGCTCACTGTTCTTCATTGGCTGTAATGCAATGTCTCGTAAGTCATATGCTTCAACAAACGTATCTTTAATGAACGTAGCTTCTTCATATGTAATGTCTATATCAAGTGTTATTCTTGCACTTGTTTTAGGTAACAAGTACTTCGATGGATTTTCAAGTAGTGTAGACAACGTGATATTTTTATATTTAGGAGCATCAGGCCATGCAAAGAATTCCGGTTCTTTGTCCCATTCTAAGAACATCCAACCACGTTCATCATCTCCTGCATCTGAGAAGTTGTGTGGAAATGCATTACCTGTATATATCACGTTGCCTTTTACTTGACGATGATGAAAGTGTCCTGAGAAAACAAAATCTTGATGTTCAAACATTTCACTTTTTAGTCCACCATGGTCTGGCATTTCTACCATCGCATTTAATTTGAACGTTGGAAGTTCAAAGTGTCCGAACATATATTTTGTTTTTATCTTTGGTATCTTTTTCCATTCATCCCCAACTAACCAACTAGTCAATGCTACATCGCCTTCAACTAGTTTATCATCGATTAGAACTATATTAGGTAATTCTTTTGCAAACTCTACTGAGTTTACATCACGTGTTTCACGATAAAACAAATCATGATTACCTAAAATAAAGTAAACTTTTTCAAACGAATTATTAAGTTTTCGTAAACCTGCAAGGCTATACTTCATAGTTGAGATATTCAAACTAGCACGATTATGATGCCAGTCACCACCAAAGATACAAGTCTCGCAACCTTTAGCTTTAGCTTCTTGAATAAACCAGTCTATGAATTCATCACAATCGATATTATGTTGGCGTGCGTTGTTACGCATACCATAATGTATATCAGTGAACCAAGCGGCTTTTTTAAATAGATTAGTCATTGTCGGCGTAAATCTCTTTGATAGTTTCTGTTGGAATTTGTTCATCAGTAATTCTTGTTTTAATTACTTTTTGCCATCTTTCCTGAGATTTCATTTCATGTTCTAATTGTCTAGTCCAACTTGGCATCTGACCTGATTTCTCTAATAGGTCATCACGAATACCTTGATTTTTCTTTTCAGTGTTTAGAACACGTGTAAATGAATTGTTTACAGCCGCCGTATAATATGCAAATGGGTTATCACTTTTTGCTTCATTGAATTGTAATCCAATTTGTGCAAGTTGTAAAAGTGCTTGTCCACGCATTTCATCGATATACGTATAGCCTCTCCAGTTACTTCTTTGAGAATAACGCTCAACTAATTTGATGTACATATTGGCTAACGTTGCCGTAATCTTACCGCCTCGTAAATCAAATTCTTTGTCTTTGTTGTAATGTGACCATGCTACTTCTCTTGTCTTTTTGCCATCAATAACATAATGTTTATATGGTGGGAAATGTAGCTTTACTTTGTGGTCTGCGACAGACTTTGGGTTTGCTTTACGACCAGGTTCATCTGGAATATGGTCGAAAGTCATAACTCTGAAAACCAACAATTCTTTATCGAAAGATGCTGGATCTACTGCAAAGTCTACTTGTCTTTTCTTTTTATCTTCATTTAAGTCCCAAGCGGCTTTTTGTAATCTATTTGCTCGATTGGTTCTTGCTTGTTCTTCTGCTTTATGAATTTCACTTACATCGTCTAAGATAACATCATATTGATGATGTGTTTCTCTGTCTTCAAACCAACAAAAGTTTGATTTAGAGATATGAATTTCTTTAAGCATATCTTTATTGTTTAAATAATTTTGACCTCTACGTGCCATGGTTTTGCTCCTATTAATATTATTAATTATAATACATCTGAAACCCAATGTCAAGTGCTAAAATACTTATTTTTAAACTTCGTAGTTTAAGTAACGATAAATACAACAAAGAAGGAGTTAAACATGGACAATATGTATGCAACACAACAACCAGTATCACTAAGAGACCCTAGTGGACGATTAAGTGCATCTGGATTGAACACTATTCAGTTCCCATATACACCAACAATCACAGTATTAACGAGTACTGGATACAGTTCCTATGACTTATCTCACACTAATTTTCAACAAAGAGCATTCGATATGTCTTCAAATACTGAATTTAACATGACTGCTCCAGTTATTGTTCGTAGTACAAGTGAGGCACAAACTGTATTGCAAATGGCTAACTTCTTAAGAGGCGCATTGAAAATGGACTTTGGAATGCAATCAGATAATGCTGGTCTTCCCCCACCAATATTGAGATTAGATGCACATGGCATCTATAAAAATGTTCCTGTTTTAATAAGAGATTTTACATGGAACTTAGACTCAGATATCGACTATGTTGAAACAAATGGTGCAAGAGTTCCAGTACAGAATATGTTTGTTATGTCATTAACAACTACATATTCTCCAAAGAATGTTAGAAAAAACTTTAATATGCAAGATTATTTAAGTGGAAATTTAGCTAATAAGGGGTATGTATAATGGCTTATGATCCAACTTCTCCGTGGAAGAAGACTACTGTTCTAAAAAATAAAGTATTGGATATACAAAATCCCGTATTTTTACAAAGAAGTGCATTAGACGAAACTTACACAATACCACAAACTTATAATCTCAGACCTGACTTATGCAGTTACGAATTATATGGTACTTCAAAATACTGGTGGATTTTTGCTAAAAGAAATCCTGATATTATACAGGACCCAATAAATGATTTTACGGCAGGAACAAAAATAAAAATACCTAGCAAGAACCAGTTAGATAACATGAAGTAGTATATAATGGCAGTTAGAAGTGTAAGAAATAATAACCCAGGCAATATTAGAACAAACTCTACTGCTTGGAAAGGTAAGACAGGTGACGATGGCGCATTTGTTTCTTTTGCCACACCAGAACATGGTGTTAGAGCATTAGGTAGAACACTAGAAACTTATCAAGACAAACACGGACTAAACACAGTTGAAGGAATAATTCAACGTTGGGCTCCACCTAACGAAAATGATACTACTGGTTATGTAGACTTCGTTGCATCAAAAATGGGAATAGATAAAGATGCTTCCATTGATTTATCTGCTAATCCAGAACTAGCAGAAAAAATGGTTTCGGCTATGATCCAAAAAGAAGGCGGACAAGAAGCATTAGATTATTTCGGAGACAGTATTGAAGGCGGATTAGGTATGGCGTACGGTACTCAACCAGACGGCGTTCCTGTTATTGACGATGATGACCAACGAGAACTAATATCTAATGGAGAAGTAATACAAGAACCAGAAGCAGAAGGCATATCAGATATTGAAGATAAAAAACGAAATGCAATTAAATCATCTGCCAGTCTAGCTGAACTAATTCAAAACATGGAAGCACAAAATTTGTTTTGGGAAAACGAATTAGATGCATTTGAACATTATACTTATAATTTAGATTTGTTTATTGTTAATCAACAAGAAGCAAATAAATTTCTTGCATACGAGCAAACACCACAAATGATGGACGACATTGTAAATGATGCTTGGCCTACAAATGATATGAACGTGGTTACGATTGCAAGAACAGGAATAACAACAGAATTAAACATTACAGACTTAACAGTAACCAGTGTCGGACAAGGCACATCTACTGCATCAAAGATGGCAGGCACTGCCACTAATCTACAATTTACAATTTCACAAGTTGGCGGAACATCACTTCCTGATATGCTAAACAATAGTATTTTAATTTGTGGATATCCTGATTTACAAAATGCAACATTCTTTATGAAGGTGCGTTTTAAAGGATATGATAATGATGGAAACGTAGTAAAGAATTTACCAGCAACAAAAATATTCCCATTCGTAATTACAAAATATAATGAATTACAATCTGTCACAGAATCAAAAGGAACAAATCTTGTTATCGATGGAACAATAGTAAATGATAAAGTTATTGCAGATTCAGATTTATCACAAATGGAATACAACTTTGAGTTTGATGTTGCTGATACATTACAAGAAACATTAGAAAACTTTTTCAAAAAATTAAATGAAAAAGTAGTCGAAAGGTCAATAGTTGGAGACTCAGAATTTATAAACGATTATAAGTTTGAAATGGATGATAACTTCAAACAAATGTTTGCACAAGGACAAATGACTTCACCAGATGAGGCTAATAAAGCCTCAGGCAATAATGAAACATCAAAAAAGAATTCAGTAAAAATAGGACAACAAACAGGTGTCATAACACCCGGCTCATCTATATATAATGCAATAGAAAGCATATGTTTAAACTCTAAAGAAATAAGAGAAGCATTGACAGACGAAAAACCAAAGTTGAGTAACTTGTTTAGAATTTTACCACACGCAAGACCTAAGTTAGGCGGTTATAATGTTTTAACTAGCAAACAAACATATGAAGTTACATATTTTCTTACTGTACAAAAAGCATTAATTGTTCAAAATCAATTACACAGTGCAAAACTAACAGAACAAACGGCAAAGATATTAAGTTCAGTATTTTTAGAAGGTCATTGTAATAAAAGATATTATTATCAATATACAGGCAGAAACGAACATATTTTAGATTTAACTATTAGTCTATCAAATCAATTACAAAAAGCATATGTGCTTCCTAGTGATGCTTATATGGCAAATAGTTTTTTAGAAACTGTTGGTGATTGGAGAAATGAAATTGATTCAAGGGCAGAACAAAAATTAACAGAATTAGAAGGTCAAGCAACTGGATTAAAAGATGGCATTAAGATGCTGAAAACTGCATCAAATCAATATCAAAAAAGATTTGATGATTTGAATAACGAAATAAAAAACGAATTCAAAGAAAGAGTTAAAAGAAGAATTACTGGTCCAGACAATGCAGTTGATTCAAACGTAGCAGATATATTAAATGCTATTGAAAACGCAGATGCAAATCAAATGTTAGAAATGTTTGATGAGGATTCAGAAGAATACGAAATCATTAATGAAATTTTCAAAGGCGAAGTACGTGAAAACTACAACAAACTTCACAATCAAATTCAAGAGACAAGAACAGACCTTAATCAAACATTAGTAGACCAAAAAGAAAACGAAGTAACCCAAAATGAAGTTATGCGTGAAGCATTAGGACATTTGTACTCAACTAAAATTATTGAGAGTACAAATATGATAGGCGATAATTGGAATGAACTTGGTTTATTCCCTGGCAGTGAAGGACAAGAACTTATACTTTCAGAAGACCTAGATAAAGAAATGATTAATAAGTTAAGCAAAGACCAGTTTTCTAGTTTACTAAAAGCACTTGTAGAAAACCCAATTAACTTTTCACGTATTACAAAGTCTATGTTGTCACAACCTACTAACTTAAATGTTATTAAATCACCAGACCAAGAAAACATTGAAGTTGCAATGGAAAAATATTATGAAGGCAGAAATAATAACTTAAGTATGTTGAATGTTAATATGACAATTAAGGGTGACCCATATTGGGTAGATAGTATTCTGTCTCCTTCTATGGAGAAAGCAAAGTTTGGTAATAAGAATTCCCTTGAAGATTATAAGATGCATCTTTCTAAAATTAATGGTTGTAACTATCTTATGTTAGTTTCTGATAAAGCAGAAGATGTATTTTTAAATGATCCAAATCGTGTAGGACAAGATTCAGAAAATTATGATGGTATAAAAAAGACAAGATTAATAACTAGTGTGTATTCTGTGCAATCTGTTATTAGTTCTTTTAGTGGTGGATTATTTACACAAACATTAGGTTTAGTTAAATTACCAGCCGCAGAAGAATTTGTAAAAATAGATGCAACATTAGATGCACCAGAACCAGAGTTAGTAAATTTAGATGTAGCACAAATGGAAATTCAACCGTTACTAGGAGTTAATGATCCTGGGAACGGATTAGAAAATCCAAATGAAAAAGCAGACATAGAAGCAAAAGAATTTGCAGATGATATAGTCGCACCAGCGGGAGCAGGTACAGGAGTTACTCCAGAAGGCGATAGATATATAGTCGATGTATCAGCAACAGGTCCGCATGCGGTCATGGCATTACAAAATGCAACAACCAACTTTCTTGAACCTTCAAACCAAAACGATTATGCAGTACCAAATGAATCAGTTGCAAAACAGTTAGCACTTGCTAGACAACAGGCAGAGGGTCTATGTGCATTAGGACATCAACAATCTTGTGTTGCAGTACAACAATCTGCAAATGATATCGCAAAAAGATTAGCAGATGATTATCAAACAGGAAACAATTCAGTAGCAGAGTCAACACGTAATGCATACAATGAGTCAATAGATAATGGTTACATTGTTTCTGCACAAACTATGGCAGAGATAGACCATGCTCTTGAGGCATCAGGTAATGCAACAATAGGAACAAACGTTACTGGAGTAGACCAAAATGAATTAGATGCAATCAATGATGCAAATAGAATTGAATCAGAAAGATATGTTAAAGGCAACGATGATATCAAAAAAGAACCGTTATCAATTATGGATAACTTAGAGGTAGTTGATGCAGACGGGACGGCAACAAATACCGAAAAAGCAAATAGTGTCGACGGACCAAATGCAATTCTTGATGGTGACGTTGAACTTAATAACTTAGGATTTTCTTCAAGTCATGATGCATATGCTTCCGGAAGAATGCCTAGAAGTTATAATGTTAATGTCGAAGGCGGAACATTGACTGCCAACGAGGCTGATAAAGTTTCTGCATTGAATCAAGAAGCACAAGATATAATTGATGGCAGAGGGTTACATGATTTAACAGACCAAGAATATGCAGAAGTTAAAACTATAGAAAAATCTATAGACACTATAACAGAAAATGCAACATCTGGTATTAGAGGCGATGCAATTCAAGGTGTAAAAGACCAGAAAAAATTAGAAGTACTAACATCTAAAGAGTCAGAGTTAGATGAACTTAATGACGATATTGATAATGGTTTTTACTTTACAGGAAACTATGGAAGAAATAAAGATAGAGCAAAAGCAGAAGTATTACAAGCAGAAGTAAATCAATTAAGAAGTGACCTTGATACTAGTGAAGGTGTAACAACAGGTGTAATTGCAGTAGAAGATGCCAGCGGAGATGTTACATACGAAAAAGTAACTAAACCTATTAAAGCACCAAATAAGAATGCACCTATTCCTGTAGTAGAAACATTAGGCGATAGTGGTGGAACTGCTATTAACAATGTAGAAGGTGCAGTAGCAAATGGGCAAATATCACAAACACAAGTCAATCAATATAACAGTGCTACTTCTGTATACAATGAATTAATAGAAAAAGCCGAAGCGGCACCAAGAGCAACAATAACTGAAACAGTCGGAGGGGTAACAATGACTGAGGAAGTATTAGACTTTAGTGCTATAGGTCCTATAACTTATACAAACTCAAGTGGACAAGAAGTAACAGTCACAGACCCTGCTACACACTTTGGATTAGTAGACGGTACTGCGGCACCTAATTCATTTGATTATTATAAACCAGGATTAAACAGTAAAAATATTAAACAAACAATATCAAACGAATATCCAGACGTTGCTATATCTCCAAATAGAGGTGTCGGAGACGTTAACGATATTAGTAATGATGAAGAAGGTGGACCACTAAAAATGACCGTCAAATATAATGAAGGTGATTTTGTAGTTGTTAACCCACCAACGCCATAGGATATGATATGACAGTTAAATCACAAGACACATCTGAATATTCTTGCTTTAGTAAACTAATACGAGAGTGGCCTGAATTACCTTGGGACAAGAAAACATATCTGTCTCCTTATAAAGTAGACCCTCAATATGATCCTGAAGGAAAAGGAGAGCAATGGGAAAACGCATGGCCTACTAGAACTGATTTAAACAGATTTAAGACATATACAGGTGAAATACTTCCTATATTTGGTGACAGTTTTATGTTCGGTGATGGGTTGCCAAAGAAATGGTGTCTGTCTCATATTTTGAATAGAAAATATAATTACGATGGTATCTATTATATAAACTTAGCTAAACCAGGTTCAGGAAATGAATCAATAATGAGAAGACTTGAACAATGGACTAATGAAGAAAAGTCTAGTCAAACAAAAACTATTGTTATAAGTTTATCTTCTATATATAGACATGCATGGTATATGAATCTAATACAGCCTTCTTTAGCAAAGCCTTCCTACCCTGCTTATGGTGATACATTAAGAGGATGGGATTTTAAAGTCAATGAACCACCGGATTTAGGTATGTCTCCATTGCCCAACGATAGTGAAACGTGGGATAAACTTTCAGAAGAATTATATATTTTTCAAAATAATTATAAAAACTTTGAGAGAAAGTCCAATGAGGCATTACAACAAGCATATTCTTCACACAATTTACATCTTAATGTTCCTGCAAATGCTTTTATAAAAAATGTAGAAATAATTATAAGAAGACTAAATTGGTTAACACTTGCTAAAAACTGGAATATTATTTTTGTCACTATTGGATTTTTTCAACAACTGAACGACCATGAATCTGATTGGGATATAGTATATAAATACCTAGAAGAAATGAATCAACCAGATAGAAAAGTAGTTCATATTAAGGCAACACATGAAGCTGGAATGTCAGGAAGATTAGAATGTGGGCATTGGGATCATAATAGTATGAAACTATTAGCAAACAAAATAGCTGAGGCAAATGGGAAAATAAACAATGGCTAAAGAAACTATGATAGGTAACAGTCTTGCTAAGTCTCTTTTAAAGAACGTAAAAGACCAGCAGAATCCTATTTTACAGAATATTAAAAGTGGTATATATAAAGCCATTACTGTAGCAGATAAGCCTGATCCTGAAGGCAGAGGACGTATAGCGGCCTATGTACCTAAACTTGGAGGAGACCCAGAAGAACCAATGTACTTTATGTATGCAAGTCCTTTTGGTGGTTCTAATAAGCAAGGTTCATACGGAATGTTTTCTGTTCCGCCTGATGGTGGAGTTACTATATTAGTATTCTTTGCGGACAACGGAGTTCTAAACGAAGGTTACTGGTTCGCAGTAGCACAAGAAATTCCTGGAACAGTATCGGGTGGAGCGGCAGGAGTTGCCAATGCAGACGGTTCTGGTATGGGAGAAGGCATAGCAAAAGATGTCAAAGTTGCGAAAGTAACACCAACTAAATTAGAAGATTTACAAAGCATAGACGAACAAGACCAAGCAAATTCAAATAGAAATGTTAACACTGCAAATCAAGGTATATTCTCAGATAATAAAAGAGGCCAATCTACTGCAAGTCCATTACGTGATGCAAACTATGATACAACACAATCATCAAAAGTATACGGCTGGACAACACCGGGTGGCAATGGTATTACAATGGACGATGGGTCTGTTGGAGACGATGGAACTATTCACCCTAATCAGATAAGAATTTCTACTGGTTCAGGAGCACAAGTTATTGTTGACGGTACAAATGATTTTGTATATGCAATTAATAGTTCAGGTTCTGGTTGGGTAGAGATAGGTGCTGACGGTGAAGTAATGGTTTATGCTGAAGGTAGTATGTCTGTTCGTACTGAAAAAGATTTCAATCTACGTGCAGATAAAAATATAAACCTTGAAGCAGGTGAAAAGATTAATGTAAGAACTGGTGACAACTACAACTTGAATGTAGGAAATCAATATCATACAAAAACAAAAGGCTCTACGTTTTTAGAAAGTGGAGGAGCATTGCATCAAAAAGTAGAAACAAATATGTATGTTAGTACAGTAAATGGAAAACTACATCTTAACGGTCCTATGGCTTCTATCGCTTTTGATATACCATTAGCCGCACAACCAGATATACAGAATTTAGAAAATACACAAATAGACGAAAGTATCATACCTAAGATACCAACACACGAACCGTTTTTACGTGGAACAGAAACAGTACAAAAAGCCGCAGATGGGTCTACCCCAGGTGCAACAACTGATTCACAAAAAGCAGGAAACGAAATTGCTAAAGACCCTACTAGTGCAGAAGGGCAAGTTAATGCCGCAAATCAGGGCAACCAATCAACTGAAAATGTTCCTGGTCTACCGCCTGGAGAAGGTCTAGCAACTATACGTTCAAGTAATGGTGTTGGTTGTGAAGTTGCAGAAATATTCCAAGCTAACTTCCAAGGACTGATTGATGATTTAGAAGCAACAGGATATGTGATAAGAACATTAGGTGGATACTGTAATAGAAATCAAAGAGGTGGTTCAAGACCTAGCTTCCATGCAATGGGAGCCGCTATAGATATTAATGCATATGCACCAAATGGATATGCAAAAACTAGACCATCAGGTTGGAATCCTGGAGTAACTAGAGGCGTTGACAAAGGTTGTGACTTCCCATTAAATGTAGGTGAAATAGCCGCTCGACATGGTTTAGGTTGGGGTGGTAACTGGAGTGCGCCATGGGATCCGATGCACTTCTCAGCCGCTAGTGTAGAACGTGGTGCATACATATTAAAACGTTCATACAATGTAGCAGATACTTCTTCTGTAACAGGAACAACCGCAGTGAGGTTATCATAATGTTATTTGATAAGAGAAAAGGTTCGTTATTAAATTATATTCAGCTTCCGTTGAATGTTGTAACTCCTAATGGTACCTACTTAGGCACAGGATATAAAGCAACTGGTGAACCAACTTATATCTTATCTCATGTTAGATTAACTGTATTTCCTGTAGTTGATTTAGTATTCAGTGAAATGAGCAAGAATGCAATTATAGATACAAGCACACCAACATTAGACATGAAAGATAATATATTAGGTTATGGATATCAAGTAACGAATACAGAATTACGTTATGGGTTTATAACAGTTGCATCACAAAGAATAGATATATCTACAAAAAAGATTACTAAACAAATGGCAAACTTTATATTAGAAAAGCAATTACGTAATGTAGGAAATGTTTTAGAAAAGTTTGTTAAGAAAGAATTATCTCAACCACAATTCGATGCATTGTTATATTACTTTTACAATGAAGGTGTTGACAAAATTGAAAAACATCCTATTATTGCATTAATCAATAATGAAAAGTGGTATGATATTACGGATGAAATTCAGACTAATATAAAAAAGAATAACGGCCAGTTCGATGAAAAACTAGCCGCCATGAAAATTAAAACTTCTAAGATGTGGAGTTTTGTTCCTGGCTTTAGTTAAAAGCCTCTAAATATTCTTTATTGTTTGTTTCTAAAGTAACAACACTTCCAAAATATTTGTCAAATGTTTTTATGAGATTTATATAATCTCCAGATTTCATTTCTTCAATAACTTGATTACCATCAAGACCGAGGTCGTTACACAATCCTTGTGCAGAACCTAATAGATAGAAGGCATTGCCAGCCGAGCCATCTAAATCAATTACGAAATTACGAACATTACTTTTTTGAACTACAGCCATTATGCTACCTCCTTCCAACCAATTGATGCACAAACAAATTGTTCGCCATCTTCATTTTCAACTACGTCACTAACACTAACAGAATACATAGGAGCCAATCGCTCAATGTTTTCTTCTGGACCAATGTTACCTATTTCAAACACGTTTTCTAAACCGTCAGCAGTAATGTTTGATACATGAGTGTACCAATTATTATCCATTGCCTTTTTAGCTAATGAACCTACTTCGTCTTTAGCGAAAGACATATCCAACTTAGTTAGATGCTTAGGAACACTATTATGTCCTTCAGCATTAACTTTGTCAACTTCTGCATCTGTAAGATGAATTTGATATAGTTTAAATTTCATAGTTCCCTCTCTTTGATTATGTAATTATAATAACACGATTCTCGAATCTGTCAAGTTTTTTAGTCTAACCTTGAACCAGCATATGCTTTGAAACCATATGATTTCATTACTTGAGCATAAACTTCTGCACCTTTTTCTTTGGCGTCAATGTTTTGACCTCGATACTCACCTGGATTCCACAACTGCCAAGCCTTGCCTGTCCAGTCTTTACTAAATCCAATAGATTCTAAACCCCTACGTTCTGCTTTACCAAGTTTAGTGTTACCTTTGTTTTCAGGATAAACAGTAACCCATGCAAAACCACATGCATATTGGTCTTCGCCTTTTAAAACATCATTGAAAAATGTATCAACTGCTTGTACAGCCTGTGTTTTTGCCTCGTTTGCAACTTCTTGATATGTAGTCATTTAGTCCTCTCTTTCATTCAATATAAGTATATTATACTACGATTCGCTATTCTGTCAAGTTTTCGCACTCTTTTTTATAACAAATATCATTAAATCTTAGTTTAGGTCCATTTTTTTCTACATATTTCTCTACATGTAATACTTTCTGCATATTAAATGCACCTAGACCAGAAAAATCATTCATAAACTTATCACAATTTACATTCAAATCAGAACAAGATTTGCCTCGTTTGATATCAGAATAATATGCAACATCATCTTCTAATTTAGTAGTCATATGATGTCTATATAATCCAAACTTAAATCCCAATTCACGACCAAAAGGATTGATATCGCCTGCAAATGATAATATTAGTTCATCGTTTGCCCACACACGAAATATTTCTTTTCCTTTAATCATATTGATTTGCATAACAACATCGACCCATTTGTTTCGATAGTTGTCTTTTGGTATTGAAATAAAATTATCTTTAAAAGAGCATTGTTTACGATTTGCCCCACCGTCTATTTTACGTGTCCAACATAACCAGTCACCAGTTTCAAGTTGAAAACCTAATTCACCATTAGTGATATTCCATGAAAATACTTGTGTACCTTCTTGTTTATTTTTTCTTAATTTCAAATCAAACAAACTAACTGTATGATTATTACTTCCTAAATTCTTAGGCATGAACATTGATAACTTATACCAGTATTCTTTTCCGTCCCACATTTCACGTTTATATTCTTTTTCACGTATTTGAATACGTTGAGCATTACCCCAACCCATATCACGACCAGCATCACCGATGCTACCTATATCAGATTGTTTTAATGTAATTTCTAATGCATCACGACCGTGAAAGTTACCAAACTGTAATCGTTCACGTGGCATGTGTTTAGAGTTATCTGAAAACTGCATCATGTTTGCAGTTTTACTATCCATTATATGTGTAAGATTTTTGTAGCTATATCCATAGCTATCTGCGAATGCAGATGAAGACAGAAATAGACTAGCAATTACTAATTTTTTTATCATTTATTATCTCTCAGTTAAGATAATAATATAACACGAATCGCTATTTTGTCAAGTTTTTACGCCGGTCTTTCGTTAAGAATTTCGTCAATTAAGCCATATTCTAGTGACTCTTCTGGACCCATGAATTTATCTCTCTCCATATCAGCATGTAATTCATCAAAAGTCTTACCTTTTGAATTGTGTTTTACATAGATATTAGTCAGACTTTCTTTAACTTTTAGAATTTCTTTTACTTGGATTTCCATATCAGTTGCTTGACCGCCTGCGCCACCACTTGGTTGATGTATCATATGTCTTGCATGAGGTAGCATAAATCTTTTACCTGGAGCTCCAGCATTTGCTAAGAGAGAACCCATAGAACATGCCTGACCTAAAACCATTGTTGAAACATCTGGTTTGATAAATTGCATTGTATCATATATCGCCATGCCGGCTGTGACAGCCCCACCTGGTGAATTGATATAAAAATGTATATCTTTTGTTGGATTTTCTGCTTCTAAGAATAGAAATTGGGCACAGATTAAGTCTGACTGATAGTCATTTACTTCACCTGTTAAGAATATAACTCTTTCTTTAAGCAAACGAGAGAATATATCAAAGCTACGTTCTCCATTTGCAGTTTGGTCTACGACCATTGGTACTAAATTAGGCATACTTTTATTTATTCTCCGTTTTTATTATGATTATGATAGATTATATAGTAAATGAAATAAAAAGTCAATACTAAAAGTTCGAAGTTTATACAATGATAAATACTCTTAATAAGTAAAGAGAGTATATAATGGCAAGATTTATAGGTTTTAGTACTAAAAATAAACAGGCAATCAATCACACACTAACTGGAAAAGAGTTAGTTGTCGAAGATTTAATGAATCATATCATGACCCGTAAAGGTGAAAGAGTGATGATGCCTACTTATGGGTCTATCATACATGATATGATATTCGAACCATTGACTCCTAACACAAGAATACTTATTGAAGAAGATTTAACAAACATCATCAGTGATGAGCCTAGAGTGAATTTAGAGAACATCAACTTAACTGAAGGTGAACATACAGTCACAGCCTCTATCAGTGTAGCGGTTTTACCTGAAAAAGAGCCTATCACACTTACGATAGATTTAAAGAGAGAATAAAAAATGAGTCAAGAAAGAGTAGATAACTTATTTGCAAGTGAAAGCTGGACCAGTGTATATACTGCTTTCAGTAACGTGAGTTTGAAGTCTTATGATTTCGATACAATACGTGAAAGTTTACTTGCGTACATCAATAAGACATATCCAGAAAAATTTAATGATTTTATAGCAAGTTCTGAATTCATTGCGATTTTAGACCTTGTAGCATACTTAGGTCATTCACTAGCATTTAGAAATGACATGAACACACGTGAAAACTTTATGGATACGGCTGAACGCCGTGAAAGTATTTTGCGTATGGCAAGAACACTTGGTTATATAAAAACAAGACCAATCAATGCAAGTGGTATGATGAAAATCACAAGCGTAACTACTACAGAAGATGTTGCAGACAACGAAGGTAATTCTCTCGCCGGTGTCGTTGTAAACTGGAACGACTCTAACGATGTAGATTGGTATGAAAAATTCACTACAATTCTAAATTCTTCTTTCAATAAAAATACAAAAATTCAAGATCCTAGTGCAAGTTTAACAGTTGGTAATGTAGAAAATTATCTGTACGAAATAAATGAATCACTTTCATCAAAATCTATTGCGTATGCATTTACAACAAATGTAGCAGGAGCGAATAGAAGATTTGAGGCAGTAAGAGCAAGTTTTGAGAATGATAAAATCATAGAAGGTGCTCCACTGAATGATAAAAATTTCACACTTATTAATAGAAATGATAATCTAGGTCCCGCATCAGACAGAACAGGTTTCTTTGTTTTAGCAAAAGCAGGAACATTAGAATTTGAAAACTTTTCTTATGGCGTGAAAATGTCTAACAGAGTAGAAGCAATTACAAATGAAAATGTTTCTAACACAGATGTTTGGTTACACAAGTTAGATTCAAATTTATTATACAAATCAGATGTTACTAAAGTTGATAATGATACACGTGAAACTGCAATATATAATTCTTTAAGAACAGGTTCAGGTGATATTGTACACATAACAACAGGTACAAACAATACAATAGAATTAAGATATCCAGATGGGATATTTGGTAATGCGGCATTTGGAGATTATAGAGCATGGTTCAGAACAGTTTCAAATGAAAACTTTTCTATTCAATCAGGCGATATTGATAACGTTGCTATATCTATTCCATATGTAGGCGCAGATGATAAAACATACAGACTATCAATTACTATGGCAAGCACCAAAGACTTTGGTGAAAACTTTGCAGGTGAAACATTTACAAGTGTAAGAAGAATTGCACAGAAGGCATACTATTCACAAGATAGAATGGTTAACGCACAAGACTATAATGTTTATCCTTTAACACTAGGTAATAACATTGTAAAAAAATTAAAATCAGTTAACACAAGTTTTGCAGGTAATTCTCGTTACTTTGAAATGGACGATGTTACAGGACATCATTCAAATCTAAGTATTACAGGTACGGACGGTTCTGTATTTGTCGAAGATGAACCAATGAGTGTTGCTTTGTTCTTCAATAGAAACAGTGGTGATGCAGATGACTTTGTTAGAAACGAAATGTCAAGAGCATTAGGACACGCATCATTGTTTAACAAGTATCACTTCTTATATAAAAATGATGTTAGTGCAAATAGAGTTATAAATGAATCTTATACTAAAAGTGACTTAAATAATTTACAAATTGACGGTGCCTCAGGTGCACCATGGGGTGTAGCACAAGGAGACTACTTACATTTAGTAGGCACATCGGGTACTGAGTATCATGCACGTGTTGTTAGAGTAGTAAGTCCAGATACATCAGGACTATCAGTAGATCCAAGTTCAGTTGTATTAGATAAAATTATACCAGAAGATGGTACTGTAAAAACTGCTATAAGAGGATATAGAACTAAGTTTATCGAAGATGCAGGTTTAGGAATTACAGAAATTTCAGATGTCAAACAAAAGATTGTTGATGATGCTTCAACATTCACTTTATATTATGATTTAAGAGATAACGCAACAGATTTATGGACGTGGAAAATTTGGGATGGTGTAGTTGATATATCATCTAAGATTAGTTTAGAATTTAAATATAATGCAGGTATACGTGCAAGTGAAGCCATGTACACTGCTAAATTTACTGGAAAGCGAGTAGTGTTCGAAAGCTATGACCAAGTTAAATTTTATTATGGTAACAAAAATATTATCGTAGACAATGAAACAAATCTTGCTGAAAGAGATAAAATTCTAATTAACTATTATGATGGTGGTTCTTTAAATGTTCTACCAGATACAAAATATAATGATATCGTAACAATCGGTTACGCACCAGTTACTGGTTTCCAAAGCAATGGAACAGGCGGTGGAACATTTAATGCAGTATACAGACACACAGGTGCAAAAGACAACCTTGAACTTATAGATCCTACTTCTGTTAATATAGATAACCCACTTACTCCAACAAAATATACACATCAATTAGTATCTCCAGTAGGTATTACATATGATTTACCTGATGGTTCGGTCACAAGTCCGACAGCCGCTAATGAGAATATTATCGGTGCAGATCCACAGTATACTATAACACTTGAAGTTGCAGATATATCACAATTTATTGCAAACGTTACAAGTATCGAAACTGGTTCATCAGTGAATTCATCAACTGAAACATTTATTTCATCAGATACTATACCTATCGTAACTGACACATCAGCGGCCGCAGTAGCAAACGCAGAAGCATCGTTTAGTACTGTAACAAGTACTAACTTAGAAAACACATACGGATTTAAAGGTCTGCCTTCATTGGCATATTTTGGTACAGCACCTACGACAAACAATTTCTTATGGATTGATATTAGTGCATTACCAACAGGAGAAACTTCAACAAGTGCTACGTTTGGTATGACAGGTGTACAAAAAGATTTTATTACTGGCTTTGATACAAACACTAATTTGTTTACGTTTACATATCCTTTCAAAAATTGGGGAGTATTAGCAGACGGAACAGGCGGTGACGGTATAACTAGTGCAGACAATATACCTAATGATGTTAGGTTTAGACAACTTGCATATGGTGAACTTAATTTCTCAACTACAGAATCTATAACGCAATTCAATATGATTATCAAAGATGCTAATGATAATATAATTGATAACGAACATTTAGAATTAGTAGCTGGTTCAGGCAATGCATATAAAATTATTTTCTGGACTATAGATCCAGGCGTAGGAAGTTTATATAATATATTCATTGGTGACGGAAGTGCAACTACAGACTTAGATGACTTTAGTGTAAAAGTTATTGCAGAAATCGAAGTAGCAAAAGGTGTTGAAACACAAACATCATCTTATGCAACTACTGGTGCATATGTTTATGATGATTTTAGAATCAATACTGGTTATGATGATGCACGTAAAGTTAAACTACTTACACTTGATACAAAAGGAAATCCATACGGAATATTAAATATATTTAACTCTACAGATGCACAAAATAATATATTAATTTCTAAATTCGTACAAGAGTCATATATCGAACCAACTCTTAACATAACATTACACCGAGCGGCAAAAACAGCAACAGCTGGCCCGGCATCAAATAATACTATAGCACCCGCAGTACAAAGTCCAGATTATACTTTATGGTTTAACACTGATAATAATTCATGGTATCTATATCAAGCAGGTATATGGACAACATCATTTGTTTATAATGAAGTAGTAACTGGTCCTAATAGTGTAATGTACTATGGTGACTCAGAGTATGCAGTTGTAGATGGAAAAAGTTTTGTTGAAGATAAGTTTATGAGTTACAGATGGGATCATTATGCAGACATAGACAAAAGAATTGATCCTAGTACAAGTAATATTGTTGATATGTATGTTCTTACAAGTGATTATGTAAGACGAGTCAATCAATGGATAGCTGGTGGATTTAAAACAGAAATTCCAGTAGCGCCTAATAATTTTGAATTGAAATCTCTAATGGGTGGTATTGAACCCAAGTCAGCAATCGCAGACCATATATCATACATACCAGTTAAGTTTAAATACTTGTTTGGTGCATATGCTACTCCTGAAAATCAAGCATCTTTTAAAGTTGTTAAAAAATCAGGAACTGCGTACACAGACAGTGAAGTTAAAACAGCCGTATCATCTAAAGTAAATGAATACTTTGCACTTGATAATTGGGAGTTTGGCGATACGTTCTACTTCTCAGAATTAGCATCATACTTACATCAACAACTTGGAGATTATATTGCAAGTGTCGTTATAACACCTAAATTTTCTACTAGTGAGTTTACAGACTTACTAAGTATTACTAGTGAACCAAATGAAATTTTCTTAAGTGTTACTACATCAGAAAATGTCAAATGCATTTCAGCAATTTCAACATCAGAACTTCAAGGCGAGGATGTAACAAGCAATGGCTAAGAATAAAATTTATGACTTTCTTCCAGGACATTTAAAGAATAGTGAATTAGAAACTATCTTTGAAGGTACACTGGAACGAGCATTCTCTAAAGGCTCAGTTGAGAAAACTAGAGCATTTGTAGGTAGAAAAGAAAAGGGAATAAACAGAGAAAACGATATCTATCTAACTTTCCCTCCACATGCATTCAATCGTGAAAATTACGGATTAGAACCAGTCTATGCTAGTACATATGATAAAGTATTCTATGAAGATATGCTTAATGCATTATTCAATAAAGGTGCATTAACAAACGACCACAGAAGATTATTCGATACAAAAAAGAAAACAATTAATATTCCAATTCATTTAGATAAGTTTATTAACTTTGAAATGTATTATTGGATTAAGCCAGGGTTCGACACATCTATAACTGGTAGTACTAAAAAACATTACGTTACTATTGGCAGAGACCAATTAAATTTATTCGCAGTAGACAACTGGTGGGCAAACGAAAATCAATGGTATCACTATGACGATATTAAAAATCTTATCACAGAAGATAGTAGTGAATACATGGAACAAGCAAAAAGACCTATCATTGAATTTGATAGTAGACTTGAACTTAGTAATGATAGTTTAGCCAAAGTAGCTGGTACAGATTGGGAATTTCCTACATTTAAAGTATACGACAAAGATGGTATAGTGACTGATACAAATGCAAAAATATTTTCATATGTATTAGGCGACAGTACACTATATAATGCAGACCAAGAATTAGGGTTTGTCCCGTTAATGGTTGCTGGTGATTATATCAGTGAGTTTCAATTCAATATCGACATGGCAGACGACCAACAGTTTGATGTAGATGGTCAAGTACAACCAATCTATATTGATACTATATTTCCTTATAGAAATTTTAGACAAGAGTTTGGAAGAGAAGCAGGAACATCATTAACATTATCACAAGCACCTCAAAGTGAAAATGCAATAGATGTATATATTGATGGTATAAAATTACAAAGACTTAACTCAGATACAAATAATCCAACTAACTACACAGTTGATGTTACTAATAATATTATAACTTTGAACAATGCACCAGAAGGTTTTGTATACGTTGACTACTGTACAAACAGTCCTGTAGTAAACGACGGTGACACTGGTTTTCAAAGACTGCATCATTCATTAGAATTTAACGTTGATAATAAAACTTACACAAACACAAATTTATCTTATTCATTAGTTTACGAACACTTTTTAAGAATAGTAGAAACTACACCTGGTCTTACGGGAGATGCAAACGGTTTTAACAATTTTAGAAAATTAACAGCAACAGGTATTACAACTACATTTAATAACAGAGGAAGTGTATTAGTTACAAACTCAGTTGATGTAAAAGATGCCTTCTTTGCATTGACTAGGGACGACTATGACCCAATCAAAGCAGTTGAGTTTTTATCTACAACATATCAAGGTTACAAAAATAAACTAGTAACTACAATAAGAGAAATCTTAGATGGCGCAGGCAGTACATCTAAATCAGATTTATTAATACTTGAAGAAGCACTTAATACTATTTCTTTATCTAAGAGAGATAGCATCAGTATATTTGACAAACTTGACATGATTAATCATGGTGAAATATTTTCTCATTTCCAAGAAGCAGAAATGACTATTACACCTAATGCTAAAGAACAAGTTGTCCCATCAGAAATATTACCTTTCGGAGAAGACAGGGCAGTATCAGTATTTAAAGATAATGTATTACAAAGATTAGATGTTGATTATACAATATCTGATACAGGTAATGAAATAACATTTAAAGAAGATATACCAAGCACTAGTACAATTATAGTAAGAAGATACGACAGTATTAAAGAAGCATTCATTCCACCAAGTTCAACTTATTTAAAACTAAATCCTGCGTATAAGCCTGAAATAGTAGTAGACGAAAACTACTCTAGCAATGTAAACTTTCTTAGAGGTCATGACGGATCATTAATGGCGGCATACGGTGATAGAACAGATTCAATTATGTTGATGTTCGAAACTTTTATTTGGAATAACTTAGATAAGAATATTGAAAGAACAACACTAGACTATGTTAATTACGGAGTTTATCAATCTGCAAATAGCGGAGAGTGGAGCAATTCTGAGAAGAACTACACAATGTATCCTTTCTTTAAAAAGTGGATGATTAGAAACAACATAGATGATTTAAAAAATACTACATATGATGTCAGTGATTGGAAGTCATGGAACTATAGAAATTACGATGCAACATCTCCGGGAAACTGGCGTGGTATATTTGAGTTTGCTTATAATACAGATAATCCACTTGAAGAACCTTGGAAAGTAGTAGGACTATCACAAGAGCCTGAGAATTTTAGAACAACATATGGTTCAGATTTTACAGACCCTACTTTTTGGAATAGTTTATTTACAGCTTATAATATTTCAAATATTCCAGTACCAGTTGGTTCTAATAATCAGTTGCGTCCAATCAATAGTTTATTTTTTAATGGTCAGATTAGCAACAATGATATAGGTAGATTAAGTGAAGATTGGGAATTCGGTGACGGTTCTCCAGTTGAAATGGCGTGGAGACGTTCAAGTGAATATCCTTTTGCTCAGTTTATTTTAATGATGTTAACTAAGCCTTTTAAAATTCTTCATACATACAAAGATGAAGTTAATAGAACAATCGAAATTAATAATAGCAGAGAAGGACATAACACTTCTCAAATTCTTTTACAAAAAAGAGAATACGAATTTAAATTAGGTTCTAAATTGGGTGGTTTTGTAAACAACTTTAGATTGTTTGCAGAGAACACTTCTATGTCTAACAGTAAGTATACAGAGATACCTAAAGACAATTATGAGTTAGTAATACATTCAGGAGAACCAAATAGAAGTGAATTTTTCAGTGCAATAGTAATTGAAAAAGTTTCAATGGATTCTGCACATCCAATATACGCATTAGGAAATACTGCTTCATATAAACCAGGCGATATTGTATATAACGAATCTGATAAAAAATATTATAAAAGAAAGTTAGACGGACAAACAACGGCAGAATTTACTGGTGCTATAAATTTTGATTATCAAGCATGGGTAATGATTTCACAGCCTAAGACACAATCTTTTGGTTATAGAGTTCAAGGATACGATGAAGTAAATCCTACATTCTTTGCTATGGATTGGGACAGAAGTTCTGGAGAAAAAGCATTCAGTACTAAAGGCGATAGAATGAATCTTAATGAATGGCAAGAAGGATATTTCTATAGACAAGACAGTTACATGAAATATCAAGGTCAGGCTTATGTTTGTTTACGTGAACATACATCAACAACATTATTAGATGATAACATTGAAGATTGGAAACAATTAGTAGAATGGCCTACAACTAATGTTATCACTGCATATGGGTATAAAGAATTTCAAAATGATGCAATTAAATCTTTTAACTATGGAGACATAGTAACTTCAATAGATGATGTTGCACACTTAATGGTAGGCTATCAGAAATATTTAGAATTAATAGGTTGGGGTTTCACAGATATAGACGAACAAGGTAACACAATAAATTATGAACAGTTACTATTAAAGTTTTTAGAGTGGAGTTCAGAAACACATGAACCAGGTGACTTTATTACATTGTCTCCTATGTTACTATCAGGTAATTTTACAGCACCGTACGGTGTAGCAACAGTAAGAAAAGAAACACATAAAAACTTTTATCGTGTAGTCGATGCATCAGGTAGATTAATTCCAAATACTTCAATTAACTTTACGACAGATGGCAAAACAATAAACTTTAGAAGTGATGTTCCGATTTACGGAATGAAAATTGATATTAAAGATGTTGAACACGCATTTGTTGTAGACAGAGTAGATAGTTATAACGATGTTATATATGATCCTCACAATCATAATAGAAACTTACGTATGCAAATTGATTGTAATAGAAATATCGATTGGGACGGTACATTAACAGTAGATGGTTATTTAACATACGGCGATGAACTGATTCCAAACTTTGAAACTATCGCAGAAGAATCAAAATATTATAGAGATACACTTATTGACCAAAGTTTAGATTCAACTAACACTCTTAAAGGTTCACAGATTGGTTATAGCAAAAGAGCATATCTTTCAAATCATGGAATAGAAAGAGAAAGTTCATTAGAGTTTTATAAAGGATTCTTATCTCATAAAGGAACTGAGTCTGCTATCAATAGAATTATTAATAACAATAGTAACTATAAAGATGTTACACACCAAGATGTTTGGGCAGTAAAAATTAATGAATATGGAAAATTAAACAACGGATATAAAGTATCACAAGATGTCAATACTATTGAAATCTTAAGTGATCCACATACGATTTCATATGATAATCTTCCACAACCATTCGTATTCAGAGAGATACCAAAGTATTACCCTGTAAAGACTACAGGATATGTTGACGGCAGTGATGTAAATCACACAGTAAAAACAGAATATGATTTAGTAAATTTAAATAATGAAACATTATATGAAGGCGATACTGCATGGATTCAATTTGATCCTAACAGAGAATGGGACGTAAGAAGATTAAGTGAAGTTGCAGAAATTGCCTACATAGGTGAAACAGATGATAACCAATTATACATTGGTTTAACAAATGAAATCGATACAGTTGAAACTGTATATTTAAAAATTAAAAACTCAACCATTGATCCCGAAGTTGCTGATTATTATTATCTAGTAAGTAACGGAACAAAAACAGTTGATGGTATATTAATTTATGAATACTTAGTATTTGAATTAAACTACGAACCTCTTATTGTTGAGATTGATAGTTCTACAAGTAATAGTTTATTTGTACCAACTTCATCACAACAAGGCGTTGAAGCTATCGGCTCAGTAAGTAATCCAGTTATATCTACTGGTGACAGTCTCGTTATAGATGGAACAACATTCTCATATGTACCAGGAAGTGGAACATCATCTAGTGGAATAAACATTGGTGGTGAATCAGCAACAGTTGATCCAGTTGTTTCTTCAAATGAAAGAATGCAGATGATTGTATATGGGGCAAACGGAACAATAGAAAACTCAAATACACTTGTTACATTTAGAGGTACAACTGCAACAGCAACATCTGGTTTAACTTCTCAAAAAGATGATGAAGTCACAATCAATGGCACAACACTTACAGTTGATTTTAGTGCCGTATCTAGTATCAGTGAAAGTTCTACTGCAACAGAAACTACGGCAATATCTGCTGGAGAAACTGTAATAGTAGATAGTGTAACAAAATCTTTCGCAGATTTAACAGTCACAGGAACAGTACTAGCACCAACGATACCACAAAACAAACCACTACAGATTAATGGAACACTGTTATCATTAATATCAGGAGATGATGTTGATGCAGTTATAACAAATATTAATACAAATAGTATAGATGTTGTTGCAAGTAAAACAGTTGATGATGAATTAGTATTGACAACTAGTTCTGGTGTTTTAGAATTATCAGGATCAGCATTACAAGATTTAGGTCTATCTACAGGCACTTCTTATAGAGCAAGTAAGTTTGAAAACATTGCTACAGAATTGTCAACAATCGCTGGTATAACAGCCACTGTATCAGTAGGTGGCATACTAACAATAGCAAGTTCAAACAATACAATGGTCTTAGGTGGTACTGCATTAACGACATTAGGAATGAGTGCTGGTACATACAACGCAACATCTGAACCAACATCAACATCAGTAGTAAATCAAATAAATTCTATTCCTGCTTTATCTGGAGTGACAGCAACAGCAACAGGTGGTGCAATATCGATTACAAGTTCTAATCCAACTTTAGAAATCGTAGAAGTAACTGCTGGAGCAATGAGTAGATTAGGATTTTCATCTACAACAGTTACAGTAGATTCTCTAACAAACATAAAAGAAGATATAGAAAATCAAGCACTATCAGGCGTTACGGGTGTAACAGTTACGAAAGGAACTTCTGGAAGACAATTACAAATTACAAGTACACAATCTAGTATTGTTCTAACAAATGTAATTGGTAACCCACTTAATGACATAGGTATACCAGTAGGAACATATTCAAATGCTATAACTACTAGCAGTAGTGCAACAGAATTCAAAGACCAAATAAACTCACAATCAACAGACGTATCTGCAAACATCACTAGTGATGGCAGAATGGTATTTACATCAAGTAATGTTAGTTTAACATTTAGCGGAACAACAGAAGCTATGTTAAATAAATTAGGATTGTATAGAGAATATACTAGTGTAACAAGTAATGCTAATTTCAAAGCAATGCGTTGGAAGTCTATGAGATTTACTCCATTCTTTAGGTTTGAAAAGTTTGATGAATTCTATACTGACTTAGGATTAAATTCAGAAGCATTAATTTGGGCAGACAATTATGATGGTGAAGGCTGGGCTATTTTAACTAGAAATAGTACAGGAACATTATTAATAAGAAACAGACAAGCAAATACACTTGAAGTAGATTATATGAAACGTATGATTTTACGTGATGGTGAAAACTTCTTTAACTATCAGTTATTCGATCCACTAAACTTAAAGTTCCCAGGAACAGCAGTTAAAGACATTGATTATATAACTTGGGAAGATCCTGCAGGATATGATGAAACAAGTTCTAATGAATTGTGGCTTGATGAGAATTTAGGAAAGATTTGGTGGGATACAAGTCTTGCACGTTATTATAGATACAACGATTACGGTGACTTGAACAAAAACTTAGTAGAAGCACACGTGTCAAAATATTGGGGCAAGTTAGTTCCAGGTTCAGAAATTAATATCAAACAATGGACAAAGAGTCAGGAACTCCCAGAAGGAATTACAACATTCACAACTAAAGTTTATTTTGATACGATTAAAAATAAATCTATTACTGAATACTTTTATTGGAGTGAAGTTGGTAATGAGCCTGTTGGAAACAAATCTCTAAGTATCGCAGAAATAAAAATGCTAATTGAATCTGGTGACATTAATAATAAATTTATTCCAGTCTCAGCTAATAAAATTATTATAAGCAATAATGCTTACGTGTTTGAAAATGAAAAGATATCAGCAACAGTTGAATACAGAGTAACACCAGATATAGATACTAAACATGTTGACTGGAAATTTATTAGGGAAGGCGGAGACCTTGGTGCACCAAGTTCACCAGTTGATGGAGAAATATTAAATCAACTTGTAGATAGCCTGGCAGGTATAACGTTCCAACAATATGACCAAAAATTAGTCGAACAGTCTATGTTAGGTGATCCTAACTTTGCTAGTATACCTTTCCCAATTTTATCAGGATTATATGGTGAAGGAACCGATGATGCAACGATAAACGATATAGTTGCTACATTGAATTCTAAAATAATTGATGCTAAAGATATTAGTTTTGATATTGATTCAGTAAATGCCAACAACGCAAAATTGAAAATTGCTTCATCTGTTACTGTATTAGTTGATGATGTAGTTAGAGTATACAGAGTACAGCCTGTAGCAAACAGTTGGTTTACAAATCTACAAAGTGCTAGAGAAAACTTTTCTTCACTTATGAATAAAGAAATGAGTAACAGATTCTTAAAAGGTGACTTCCCATTCTATAAAGATTTTATACACCCAGATGAATTAGCTATGTCTATGAAAGATTGGTATCTAAAAGACGAATACAAAGAAATTAAAAGATTTGGTTATCTATCTAAAACAAGAACATTTGACATGTTAAAATTATATAGAGAAGGAATCAAATCATTTAAATTAGAATTACCAACTCATAATGAATTCTATGCAGAACATGAAGGTGTTCTACGATTAGTTAATAGGTCTAATAGTTCATTGAATTTATCTTATGTAGATGTTGTCAAACCAGAAAATGACGTAGCATCAGAACAGTATTACGAAAACGCATTGGGTGTTCAGATACAAGAACTATTTTCTTTACTGAGAGGTTATCCTGTACCTTATCTTCTTAATAATATGATATTTGGTATGATTAATTATTTGTATACTGAAAAGTCACATCCAGATTGGTTATTCAAATCAAGTTACATAGATATAAGATTATTCCACAGAGAGTTTAGACAATATGCAATATACCAACGTGATAGTGAAGAAGATATTGTAGAGTATATTAATGAAGCTAAACCTTATCACACTAAGATAAGAACTAAGAGAAGACACTACAATCAAAACGAAGTTGCAAACACAAATGTAGATATAGAAGAATTACACAAAATTAAACTTGACTTTGGTAATCATTCACGTTATAGTGATGACATACTAGAAGGCGGAAATGAAAATATCATTGATGCAGATAACTATCCAGACATAGAAGATGGAACTTGGGAGCAAGGAAGACTATTAAGAACAAGATATCAGAATACAAATGACGAAGGTGGGTTCGATACTGGCTTAGTTCTTCCTAAGTTTTTAGATTCCTCAACTGTGAAAGTCAAGAGATACACTGACGATACCAGAACTACACATGACAAGACTTATATGTTTGTGTATGATATGTTTGGTCGTGGGTGGAAAATAGAAGTGAAAGCCGAATCGACTGCTACAACATTCGATGGAACGACATTAGTAGTAAATACTCCGGCATCCTTCACAACTGCATCTAAGAAGAACAAGAAATTGATTGCTTTTGAGAATGAGACAACAGGTATCATAGAATTTATGACATACAACAAGAAAGCATCACAAAACCTTACTATTGACGAAAGAGGTCTATATACAGGATTACACATATCTCCTGGCACTGCTAATAAAATTTATGCGTTAGATACGCCACTTGAAATGACGTTGCACGGTAAATTGAAGCCAGAGTGGATATAAAATGATATGGAAGGTATTTTGATAAATAGTTAAGATTACTAAGAGAGATAAAAATGTTTAAAGATAATATACAAGCACAAGTAGTGGGAATGCTCAAAATATCAGATGTTGAGACAGGAAAAGTACTTGTTGACAAGAAAAATGCTATTCATCCAGGTAATATGGCATATGTACTAGCCTGTGGGCTTGCTGGTCAACCAACAAGTGTCAATGGTACTGGTACATCACCGTTTATCAATTGGATGGCGTTCGGTAATGGCGGTAGTAATTCAACTACTACACTATCATACCGTTCTCCAAGAGTTTTCACAACATACGACAAGTTAGATATGACTGCGAGTAATTCAAAGTTATATTCTAAGACGTATCAACAGGAGACTACTAATACAGTATTTCATCCTGGACAAGATGAAGCTGGAATTACAATTCCAGAAAACACATCAAAGATTAATTTTAATGTAAAGCTGGATCACGACAAATACGAAGCAATGGTCAAAACAAGCGATCCAAGTGTTGATTTACCAATAACGGATAGCAATACCCATAGCCAAAGTGTCGCGGCGTTTACATTTGACGAAATTGGTCTATTAGCTGGCGTAACAGATGCTGGCGTATTAGACGAAACAAAGACCCTGATGCTAACACATGTAACATTTCATCCTGTGTTATTGTCAGCGAATAGGACTATCGAAATAGATTATACGATAACTATTCAACTTAGTTAAGAGAAATCCGGAAATATCTCTTGATTAAGAATTTAATGACTAGTCAAATTTAGGAGTAAAAACATGGCGGTGATATCAAACAGTGACTTAAGTACACTAAGAGACACCTTGAATTCGATACTAAACGGAACAGGTGTTCACGGTGGCTATAACCAAAGTCACACGGTAGCGGCCAATCCTGCGGCAGGTGATACAATCGATGATGCATATCAAGATTCTATTTTCTCTGCGGCAAGTAAGGTAGCAAATTATTATAACATTACAAATCCTTTTACGGCGGTTAATGCTGGTGATGTAATTGAAGATGAGCAATTTTTTAACGATGCAACGTCTTTTACTTCAACTATCAGTGACCACTTTGATAATCCTTGGAACAATTCAAGTGGTTGGGACATGAGTGTAACACAGGAAACTTCACAAACAGTGAGTGACTGGAACGGTGAGAAAATACAAATCGTAAGAGTTACATTCTCAGATGCAAACAATATGGATGCATGGTTCTCAGCTGGCGGAGAAATCCGAGTTACTGCATCACACAATGATACAACTAACAATCAGCAAGGAACTTCATGGGAGCAATTAACAGCAGAATTAGGAACATACAGAATTTCAGTACGTCCAACAGACTCAACTAACGTTGATTCTTCAACACGTAAAAAATATTCAGACTTAACTGGTTCTTATACAGAAATTAAAAAAGAATATGCAGACGATAGTGATTATAGTTCAAACTATATATGCATCGAAGCATACAAAGATACCAATCAAGTTTTTGTTAAAATTAAATTGGTAGATGCCCATACAGCGAGGTCAGATTCTGGTTCAGGATATGGCGGAGCATGGTCATGGACAGGTGCAGACCAAGTGGTAGGCACATCTACAGTAACAGTCAATTCATTGAAGTTAGCTAACTCCGATGCGGGTTCTGTAAATATTTCGAACCCAAGTTTTACGGTAATAGACAATCTAGCTTAATAGATTTTCTAATGAAAAGAGATAGGTTAATAAGATGGCACCACAAAGTTACTACTTAGGAGGAAAGATACGAGCATCCGATTATAACGGTTTCGCAGATGATATAAACGAAATTGTTGGAATTGGTGCGGGCGACTCAGGTTATGGTCAAGACCAACTCGTTATCCCTCACGTAGCAAGTGGCACAAAAATTAATGCTTCTCATATGCAGTTACTCCTAACTGCCTTAAAATTTGCAGGAAGACATCAGGGCACTACTATCAACTCACCGGAAGATACTAATGACCCTGAGTTTCCTTCTGCAGGACAAATAATTAAATTGCTACCGAACTTAGAAGTAGATATCACCAATGTTCGTGCAAATAAATTAAACTTTGACATAGCACAAATGACGGCAGAGTCAAACAAAATATCATCATCAAAAACATTCGATGTTCCAGGTGCTGGCGCAGTACACACTTGGAGTTCAAACGTAAACTATGAAGTATCTGTTATATTTGCAGATGAAGATGCACGTAGACATTTCTTTAATACAGGCAGTGACTTAAGAATAGATACATCATTAACAGGTGTTGATGCATCACACAAGCAAAGTGTAGATTGGCAAACGATGTTTTCTAATATCGGTATATTAAAACTAAGTCATAATCTTACAGAAGCGACAGGCGGTGTAGGTACTCCAGCTGGAGGATTTACATCTTTAACATCAACATATGCTAAAATCTACGAAAAATCAGGCGGTGATGGTAGCAGTGGATACTATACAAATAACCAATTTGAAGTATATGCTAGACTAAATGGCAATAATGCTATAGATTTTAAGCTAGATTTTATTGATGCTTACACTACAAGTACGTTCAATTTGACAGATTACGTAGCAGGAACTCTAACAGTACAACTAGATTTGCTACGTGCAGACGACCAAGATGCATCAGGTAATGGTGTAGTAATCACTTCCCCAACATTTTCGCACATTTCACAACTTTAAGGCTTGACAAACGCCCTATTTTCTTGTATTATTATAAGAATACAAGGAGTATAACCATGTCAAAAAAAGAGAATATTACGCCTTCAAGTACCGAACTTGAACGGCTAGAAAGAGCATTAGAGTTTTCGAACACTATGCAGACTTTCAACCTTAATAAAAACAACCTAAAAGTTAAAACACAGAATTTACTGAGTTACAGTAGTTATGGTGGTACATTTAAAGTATCGCAAGAGTTAATTGGATTTATGAGTACTATTGTTAGTGCAGGCAAGACAGAAGTAATCTTGCTTGATAAGAATGATATTCCAGTTAAAATTGAAGATACTACTAAGTTCCTAGAAGATATTTCTAGTTTGTATTTTGAAGTTATCAATGAATACTATAATGACTATCAAAAGTTACGTAGTTCACGTAAGATTGAGAAGGTCTTGGAAATCTAATGAGCAAAGGAATTATAATCTTTGCGACAAATAATGGGTTACTAGATTACATAAAAATTGCATGTACATGTGCAGGTTATGTTAGAAAGAACTTATCAGGTTTTGATGAAATTGCTTTAGTTACAAACAACGAGTCATTATTAGATAATGAAGAATTAGTAAACAAGTATTTCGATAGAACTATTATTTCCGCATCAAAACAAGATAGTAATATAAGACTATTTAAGGATACTGCAAACCAATCGCAGTATGCACCTTTTGTCAATATGTCACGTAGCGACATATATGACCTCTCACCTTACGAAGAAAGTTTGGTTATCGATTGTGATTACTTTGTAATGAGTAACACACTTGACCAAGTATGGGGTAGTGAAAACGACTTCATGATTAATTGTCAATATAGGGATGTTGCTGGTAGACATGGCGGTAACATATCCTATATTGATGATTTCTCCATACCAATGTATTGGGCAACAGTGTTCTATTTTAGAAAATCTGAATACACTGAAAACTTATTTACTTTAGTTAGTCACATAAAAGAAAACTATAAGTATTATTACTACTTGTATAATTGTTCGGGTACATTATTCAGAAATGATTTTGCATTTTCAATGGCTGTTCATATCTTAAATGGACAAGTAGCATCTAACGTACCATCGCTACCTATGGACTATCTAAACAATAGTTTCGATTTAGATGATATTTTTAGAGTAAATAGTAGCAACGATATTATAATGTATTGTGCTAAGCCTGAGAAAACAACTGAACATGTATTAGCTAGATTCACTAACACAGATATACACATTATGAATAAGTCTGCAATAGAACGTAATATAGATAAACTATTGGCTCAAGGAGATACTCTATGAGTAGAGGATATATTTGCATAGCACAGAATAGTACATATGATTATCTTACTCAAGCATATGGTTTAGCCTTATCACTCAAAGCAACACAAAAAGAAAATGCAATTTGTGTATGCGTTGATGAGTATACTAAAACACAACTTACTGGTAAGCACAAAGAAGTGTTTGACCATATAGTTGATATCCCATGGAATGATGATGCTGGTGCAGACAAATGGAAAATTCATAACAAGTGGAAGTATCCACACATGACACCATTCAAAGAAACTATCATTCTTGATACAGATGTTTTGTTCACACACCCTGTTGACCATTGGTGGGAACATTTATCTAAGAAAGATGTTTGGGCATGTACACATGTTAAGACATTTAGAAATGAACAAATAACAGACGATTATTATCGTAAGAAATTTACACAATTAGACTTACCAAACATATATAGTAACTTCACGTATTTTAAAGAATCTGATACTGCATTCGAATTGTTTAAAATGATTGAATTGATTATGGTTCATTGGAATGTGTACTATGATAAATTTCTTAAAGGAACAGGTCAAGACTGGATGAGTGCAGACTTGGCATATGCATTGGCTATACGTTTATTAGATTTAGAAGAGGAAGTTATTGATAATGATATTAAAGATGTACCTACATTCGTACATATGAAAAGTTATATTCAAAATATTCCTAACAATAAGATATCAGGTATTTGGACAGATAGTATACCAAGTACGTTGACACATGACTTAAAAATTCGTGTAGCTAATTACGAACAGTCACTTCCTTTTCATTACGTTGAAAAGAAATGGCTAACAGAAGAAAAAATTAATATGTATGAAAAGGCACTGAATATATGAGAAGCACCGGGTTCACACATGAAACTGAAAAGGCAAGAGTAGTATACTTCAATGATGCAGGTGATATACTTAGTATTTCATCTAATCAAACAGAAGATAACCCATTACTTAAGAGTGCATGGTTTTCTATGGAAGCTATATTACCTTTTCTTACTGGAGATTTTAAGTTCTCAGACTATAAAGTTGTAAGCACAGATGATATATTTGTTTACGAGATTATTAAGTCTAAGGTAGATATAAAACAAAGAAGCAAAGATACTCAGTTATACAATTTGCCAGATACAAAGTATTGTGACATATCAGTAACATGGGATGGTTCAGAACTTTGCTTTTCTCCTAGTAAAGAAGTAATAAAGAATGCAAACGTAGATGAACATCAAAATGTTACAGTTGCAGGTAAAACTCATCACCCATTTTTCATAACATATGAAAACAGACCAGATTTTATTATACAAACAGTCTCTATTCCGTTCGCAAAGTTATTGAGTTCTGAAACTAGAGTTAAATTCGAATATAATAAATACAGTATAAGTTTATATACCCAGAAGTTTCTGGAAACATATTCATTCAGGAGAACATGATGAGCAAACTAGAAATCGGTGAATTAGATGTTTTTTATCTAAGTTACGATGAGCCTAATAAAGAAGAACATTGGGCAGATATTATAAGTAAATTTCCATTTGCAAAAAGAGTAGATGGTGTCAAAGGATTTGACAACGCACACAAAGAATGTGCAAGACAAAGTGATACAGAAAGATTTGTTACTATTGATGGTGATAATATCGTAGATGAGAAGTTTTTCGATATCGAACTAACATTTCCAGCTGGTACTGATTTAGAAAATTCAGTTATTAGTTGGTCTGCAAAGAATGTAGTAAACGGTCTAGTATATGGTAATGGTGGTATTAAATGCTGGCCAGTGAAACTTGTATTAGATATGAAGACACATGAAAACGCAGTAGACGAAACAAAGAAAGTAGATTTTTGTTGGGACTTAAATTATATTCAGATGAATAACATTTATTCAACAGTACATAATGCAGGCTCACCGTTTCAAGCCTTTCGTGCAGGTTATCGTGAAGGTTCTAAAATGTCACTTGATGAAGGCAAGAAAGTACCAGTAGACGAATTTAAAAAACGTATATGGCCTAAGAACTATGAACGTCTAATTACATGGATGAACATTGGTGCAAATGTAGAGAATGGTATATGGGCATGTTACGGTGCAAGATTAGGTTGTTACGATACAAATCTTAACCCTGATTTTATTCTAGCAAACATTTCTAGCTTTGACTGGTTTAAAGAATACTTTGATAACACAGTGCTTCCTAAATTTCAAGGCGGAGACCAGAAGTGCGAAAAGACAAAAGTAGAATGGAATTATGAAAAACTATTTGATGCATGTTTAGAAATCGGTGATATCTTAGTAGATAAAATGGATATGGAATTATGTGACCCAACACCAGAAGTAGCATCTTTCTTTAAACGTGTTTACACTAACCCACCAAGAGTTAACAACCCATTAGCAACAGAGAAGCAAACCGGTTGGGACAAATAGATTCTAATGGCAAATTATGACGATGATGCCCAATTAACAAGAGACAAACTAAATTCTCTTTCGCCATCAATGTGTATGGCTAAGTGGTTACAAGTCAGTTTGCATTTGCCACAAGGTAGAACACACAGTTGCTATCACCCTCCAACGCATCCGATTCCTTTAGCTGAACTTAAAAAGGATCCAAATGCATTACACAACACAGTCTTCAAGTTAGAAGAAAGAAAGCAAATGAAATGCGGCGACCGTCCTGAAGGTTGTCAATATTGCTGGAATGTTGAAGATGCACCTGATGCCCCAAAGGGTGGTAGACTGAGTGATAGACATTATCGTTCAAGTGAATGGTGGGTAAAAGATGCATGGGACGAAGTCGTAAACAACCCATGGGATCATAACATCACACCACGTTATGTAGAAGTAAACTTCAATCAAGCATGTAATCTAAAGTGTAGTTATTGCTCACCTCATCTAAGTACCGCATGGGAAGATGATGTTAAGAAGCATGGTGGATTTCGTTTTAGTAATGGTACAGGTCATAATGATATAGACTACTTACGTAAGACTGGTCTTATGCCACTTGAAGTAGCACGTAAAGACAATCCTTATATCGAAGCATTCTGGAAATGGTTTCCAATGATATACAGAGACTTAAAAGTTTTTCGTATGACAGGCGGTGAACCATTAATGGATAACAATACATTTAAAGTATTTGATTACGTAAATGAAAATCCAAATCCTTTTCTTGATTTGAGTATTACATCAAACATGTCTCCACCAAGTCCTAAGTTAATGGATAAGTTTATTGATAAGATTAAAGCACTAGAAGAAATTCGTGTATGGGAAGATCCAAAAAGATTTAATCCTGATAGTGGAAATCATTGGTACGTTGCACCAGCATGTAAGCATTTTAGTTTGTATGTTAGTGTTGATGGTGTAGGTAAACAAGCAGAATATATGCGTGACGGTTTAAACTTTGATACACTATATGAGAATTGTCGTAGAGTGTTAAGTGAGACTGACGGTACAGAAATTTCTTTTATTAATACGTTTCAGTTATTGAGTATACCAAATCTACGTGGGTTCTTACAAATGATATTAGACTTACGTGAAGAATTTGGATATGAAAATCAAGAAGATAAAATAATTCAACCGCCTGACCATGATGGATTTAAACACCCACCATTTGTAAGAAAGAAAAGACAAAGAGTTTGGTTTGACATTCCTTATCTAAGATATCCTGACTGGATGACCATTCAATTAGCTGACCAAGAATTACTAGACATGATACAAGATAACATTGATTTTATGAAAGCCAATGTATTAGAGAATGATTTATATGGCAGAAAGTATACAGGATTTAAGAATTACGAAGTATTAAAACTTGAGCGTGATTTGGCGTGGGCCAAACAAGGGCTAAATATGAGTGATGAAGATTTAAGTAATCATTTAATTCGTTTTCATGAATATTTTTCACAATATGATGAACGTAGGGGATTAAACTTCTTAGAAACATTCCCCGAAATGACTGCTTTCTGGAACGAAGCTAAGGAAGAATACGAGAGTAAATATGGGTCGTAAACATTGGGAGGGTGAAACTCTCCATCAATATAAAGAACGTATGATAGATAGCAAGAGTGCTAGTTATTGTGCGGCTAAGTGGTACAATGCTACAATCTGGCTAGGACATGGTCAGACTGCTAGTTGTCACCACCCACCTGGTCACTGGATCCCATTAGAAGAAATTAAAGATAACCCAAGTGCTATTCATAACACAAAGCATAAAAAACTTATGCGTAAACATATGCAAGAAGGCAAACGTCCTGCTGAATGTGAATACTGTTGGAAAGTTGAAGATATGGGCAAAGACCACATATCAGACCGTGTATTCAAAACTGAAATCTTCAAAGATGAAGATATTGATAAGAGCATGGAAATGCCATGGGACGATAATGTAAATTTACGTACACTTGAAATATCATTCGATAGAGCATGTAATCTAAAATGTTCATATTGCAATCCTGCATTCTCAACTGCATGGGTTAAAGATATTAATACGTTTGGTTCGTATCAGAATATACAATCAGATGGGCGTGGTCACTTTGTTGATAATGCACCATGGGCGGCACCAGTATCAAAGAAAGAAGAAGACAATCCATATATTCAAGCATTCCACAAATGGTGGGAAAGTGATTTAGCAGATTGCTTAGAAGAAATTCGTATAACAGGTGGTGAGCCTATTATGCATAGAGGTACATGGAGATTGTTTGATTGGTTTGAACAAAACCCTGATAGAGGACGAAATATGCGTTTCGCTATCAATTCTAATCTATCTCCTGAGAAACCAAAAGTACTAGATAAACTTATTGAGAAATCTTGGTTCGTTCCTAATTTTGAAATCTATACATCAATGGAAGCAACTAAGTCTCAAGCAGAATATATTCGTGATGGACTTGATTACGATTTATGGAAATCAAATATTCATCGTGTATTAAAAGAATCAAATGTAAAAAAGCTACACATGATGATGACTATCAATTCATTATGCTTAGTTACAATTACAGATTTCATGGATGAAATGTTAGACTTGCGTGACGAATACGGACAACGTGCGCCTACTATGACACTTAACATTTTGCGTTTCCCATCTTTTCAAAGTGCGGCAATACTTCCAGAAACTGTAAAAACATTTTACAAAGATAAACTAGAAGCATGGTTTAGAACAGAAAGACCACAACAAAAACTATCAGAAGGCGAGAAAGCAAGTATCCAAAGATTAATTGATTATCTTGATATTGTTAAAACACCTCATAAGAATACAGCAGAAACTCCGAAACTATACAATGATTTTAAAGCATTCTTTTCTCAGTTTGATGTACGAAGAGGACATGATTTCAGAGAAGTATTTAAAGGACCTATCGCAGATTGGTATGAAACATTAAAGGCAGATGCACCAAACAGAGAGCAAATCTTAAATAAAGAATTAATATTCAAAGTAAGTGACAGAGCAGGCGACCCTGCTACTACAAAAGATTATGAAGGCGGTGATGATGCTCACGAAAAAGTTGGTGGTTGGGATACTGAAAACGATGCACTAGGAGGAGTAAAAGTTGAATGAAACGACACTTAGTAATGTACAATGCAAGGACTGGGAGTACCGTTGTTGGTAACCATATAGCAGAGAATTTATGTACACCTCCATTTAATTTTTATGAGCATGGGTTAGAGTCAACAGAAATTCATGATGATGAATATGACTGGTACCTAGGTTTGATGATTGATATAAACAAAAAATATCCTGAAATAGAATGGTGCATGAAGTGGAACATCATGTGTGGATTACGTGATGGCATGAAACAAAAATCTAGGTATGCACTTTATGAATTTGATTTTGCTAAAGTACATAATTTCTTTAAGATAACAGGTGTAACTGATTTACATTTTAGTTTCAGACATGATATGATAGATACAATTTGTAGTTTTATTATCGCAGAACAATCAGGTAATTGGGTTGTAAGAAAGCGTAAGAAAGCAATATACGAACCTTTCGAAGTAGATAAAGGACTTATTGAACATTATATAAAAACATTTGACTTATCACATCAGGCTTATAGCAGAGTCGTTGAAGAAATGAAAGACAAGTATACATGTCATTTTTATCCTTATGAAACTTTAGGTGACATAATAGATATTGATAACGACCCACATGGGCTTATAAAACAACTATCTAAAGATGACAAAACTAAAATTATTACAAACTATGATGACATAGAAAAAGCTATCAAGGAATCGAGAATATGGAATCGTGAATATGACGAATCAACTGGAGTCTATACACTTGAATAAGAAGATAATACCTATCTGGAAAAGCGACGGAAGTTGTGCGGAAGAAAGTAAAAACAAAACTTTCTGTATGGCTCCGTGGTCTCATACCTATATATCTCCTCAAGGTGAACGTAGACTATGTTGTGCATCACGTGAAGAACATTCGTTTCAGAAACAATAAATCGATGCATCTAATGATGAAAGATATGGTGAAGTAAAAGATTCTAAAACAGATGCAGATGACTTTAATCCTACATCATTAGATGAACATTGGAACTCTCAATACATGAAAGATATTAGAAAGAAACTAATGTCTGGAGAACGTATTCCACAATGTGATGTTTGTAATGACGATATTCTAAGTCTATCATCTTATCGTAAATGGTTTACTGGTGTACTATTCAGAGACAAGATACAAGAAGCATTCGATAAGACAGATGATGACGGTCATACAACAATGCCTGCTATATCATTTGACTATCGTTACTCTAACTTATGTAACTTTAAATGTCGTATGTGTGGTGAACAATTATCAAGTTCGTGGGAAGCAGAAAAGAAGAAACACAACATGTGGTCGATTGAACATCAACCATTTATGCAACCAACTGTAAAACAGAAGATGGTAAAGTTTCAGCGTACAGTTGTTGAACCAGAATTTAAGAAAGCAATTAGTGATGGTATTGTAGAAGAAATATATTGGGTAGGCGGAGAGCCACTTATGTATGATATACATTGGTGGGCATTAAAAGAAATGGTCGCTAATGGTTCTGCAAAGAATTGTCACTTAAGATATAACTCTAATTTGTCTCGTACAACATTTAAGGGTATGGAATTATTTGATTATCTACCTCAGTTCAAAGACTGGTTAATGTGTGCAAGTATCGATGGTACAGGTGATATCGTAGAGTTCATTCGTAAAGGTATTGTATGGGACGAGTGGTTAGCTAACTTTAAGAAAGGACTAGCGGCACCAGGTGGTAAAGATAAGATGCTATTCGACTTAACTATTACAGGTCCCGGCATGTTTAGTATTAAAGATTTATTTGATTTAAGTTTAGAATTAGACGTAAGAATAGAAACAAAGATTATGTTCGCCTTTCATGCTGATATTGTGTTTAGTCCTTTTGCATGGCCTAAGCATATATTGAATAGGCATTTAGACGATTTACTAGCCTATATTAAGCCAAGGGCAACTCCTAAGCAACAAACTCTAGTAAATACATTAGTAGGTATGAAAGATAGGCAAACATTTGAAGAACAGTGGCCTGAGACACATGAGCAACAGTTTTTCAATGGAAGAAACTATCAGGAACAACTTGATAGAATTAGACAAGAGCAATATCGTTTGGAAGATATTTACAAACGAGATCCAGAACTATACGAGTGGTGGACAAGAAAGGAAAGAAAATGAAACTCAGAGTAACAATGTCTCAGGAAAAGATGATACCTCCTTTAAGAGGAGATAAGTATTTACCAGTCAAAGAGATACCCGAAAACAAACGTTATGTCATGGATTATGATTTAACAAGACGATGTAGTACTACAAACAAATTTATTAGATTGATGAAGAAAACTCAATCATATGGAGAATGGTCAACATCATGGAACTTCTATCCAACTATCGATAAAAGAAGATTTGTTCAAATGAAGAATAGAATGAATTGGATAATTGAAAAAATGAAAACAGTTGACATAGTGAACAACGTTGACCCTAAACTTGTATTAGATGTAAATTCAGTTAATCCAGAATTAGATAAATTGAATGCATTGCATGAATACTTTGAAGATGAGTCAAATCATTTACAAGATAATGAAGTTCTTGAATATATTGAGCATGGAGATATCTATGTTTGGTTAGAAGAAATTAATCAACTAGTTCACTCTATGGAAGGCCTTGAATATCATATGGGCGAAGATCCTGAACTAGAATTTTTTGGAACGTGTCGTGTTGTCACTAGAGGTGACGGCATGGGAGCAGTACAACAAGAACCGCTAGAAGAAGCTGATTACAAAAATTTTACAGTGTATCATGATTGGGGTGATTTGACTCTTGACTACTTTAGAGTTGGCAAAGACTTAATGGCATGTTACGCCTCAAATGATTTACCTTTAGTAACAACAAAGAAACTTTCTCAACAAAACACAGTTCACACTTGTTTTGAAATGAGATTTAAGAGGTGGGGACATGAAGGAGAACCTTATTATCCTATAGATGAGTTAGCGAAGTGGGTTAAGAATAATAATCTTGACCAGTATTATGACTTTAGTAAACCTGAGTTTACTAGTGGTAGAGTTAAATTAGGAAAATTAAATATGGAAGGCAAAACAAAAGAAGGAGTGATGTCTGAACTTATGAAATGTACAGGTATATATCACATAGAATTAATTGATGGCTAAAAAGAAAACAAGAATTAGAGCATTTGGTTGTAGCTTAACTGCACAACATCATTGGACCCATCTATCCCATGATATCAAACCAGGTCATGTATGGAGAAGAAATGGAGCAATAGAAAACTTTGACCCATGCATATGGGATTCAAATAATATTGAAATGAAAAGTTGGGCTATACCAGGCTCAGGTGTTCATAGTGCAATAGCAAAATATACATGTGCTTTACTTGATGGAGAAATAAAAAGCAATGACATAGTAATTTTTCAAGTAACTAATCCTGGAAGACTTACTATACCTATTAACAATGTTAATAAAGATTTGTGGGGAGACGATATTAGTAAAGGGTATAAGAAAAGAGAATTGAAGAAACTACCCGGTTCTGTGACAAACATAAAAAACAAATTCGATGGTGATATCACATCATTTGGATTTGATCCATCGTGTAATGAATGGATTAAGTCTGGAATGAAACGTGAACCAAAAGAGATTTATACATTATTAGGTGAAGGAAGACGGATTAATCCTTGGACAATGTATAGTTTAGTAGCAGTATTGCATGGTATAAAACTAAGCAATGCAAAACTTTTAGTAGTATTTGGTTGGGATACGGCTTTAATGAATTCAAAAGAAAGATTATGTGATGCGTTTAAACAACTAGGAATAGAATATATAGAAGATAGTATACTAGAATATGCAGAAAGTAGAGGTGATAAGTTTGAAGAAAGTCATCATCCTAGTATTAAAGGTTATGAAATGTTTACAAAAGAAAAATTAAAACCAAAATTAGAACAACTAGGATGGCTATAACGTGAGCGATACTTTTTGTCCATTATTATTTCAACACCTTGCAACGCACCCGCATGGTGGGGTAACACATTGTTGTGTTGCTGACCATCGTAATTCGTTGAGTAGTTCACGTGATGGTGATAGATTTTATAATCTAAACCGTGACACCGTGTTTGATACAATGAATAGCAAAAGCTATAAGAAAGCAAGACTAGAAGTGTTAGAGGGTAAAAAACCTAAAGCATGTATTCGTTGTTATGCCGAAGAAGCTAAAGGCATGTCTTCTAAAAGAACAGAAGAAATCAAAAACTATCCTGAGTACACTGTAGAAGTTGCTAGGGAAGCCACTGATAGCGATGGCTTCATGAAAGATGTTCAGCTAGAGTTTGTTGAATTAAGATTAGGTAATGTATGCAATGTAGCATGTCGTACATGTAATCCAGCAAGTTCAAGTAAGTGGAGAAATGATTACGATGCTCTACAAAAGAAAACTACATTTAAGTTAACAACATACGATACGATGGAAGGCTTTAGATGGCCTGAGCGTGATGGATTTTGGGAAGACTTATTACAACATTGTGACAGAGTAAAAACATTTTATATTAATGGTGGCGAACCAACACTCATTAAAGAACACTTTAGATTTTTAGAAAGACTAGTAGATTTAGGAAAAACAGATATAAAACTTTGGTATAATATTAACATGACAAACATGAATGACAAAGTTATAGACCTGTGGAAAAAGTTTGACCATGTGAAAGTAAGTTGTAGCATAGATGATTTAGAAGATAGAAATCATTACATAAGATATCCCACACAATGGGATTCAGTTATTAAAAACTTCTTAAGACTGAAAGAAGAAGGCTTTGAGATTGATGTAACACAGACTGTATCATGGATGAACTACTCTACACTAGGTGATTTTTATAATTTCTTTCATAGACAACATGGAGTATGGGTACATCACAATTATGTATACGACCCAGATATATTATCGCCAGCAGTATTACCAAAAGAAATGAGAGATAGAATACATAAGAAATTTTCTAACGTGTTTGAAAGTTGGAAGCTAAGAGAATTTGAAAAAATGTTTAGTGGTCCTGATAGAAAAGATAAATGGCAAAAAGCGATTGAGTATACTAAGAACTTAGATGAAATAAGAAAGCAGGACATAAAAGATTATTTACCTGAGTTTAGGGAGTATTTCTAATGTCTTTACTTTATCTTTACAAAGATATACTACACTTAGACTTAGAAATGAGCAGTCTTTGTAATGCCAAATGTCCTATATGCAATCGTAGACAACAAGGAGGACCAAAGAATACTTCTTATAAAGAAACATATCTAACACTAGATAGATTAAAATCTTGGTTGCCAAATGAATTTATCGCTCAGTTATATGGTTTACAATTATGCGGAAACTACGGCGATGCAATGACTAATCCAGAATTAGTTAATATATTAAAATATATAAAAAGTATAAATCCTAAAATATACGTAACAATGAATACTAATGCTAGTGGTAGAAATGAAGAATTTTGGACTGAATTAGGAAAGTTGTTTAGTGATGAAGGATGTATTTTAACTTTTAGTGTAGATGGTCTTGAAGATACAAATCATATTTACAGAAGAGGAACTCACTGGAAAAAGATAATGAATGCAATGAAGTGGTTTGTTAAAGCGGGTGGCAGAGGCAAATGGGAGTTTCTTGTATTTAAGCACAACCAACATCAAGTCGAAGAAGCAAAACAACTAGCAGTAGATATAGGGTTGCTACAGTTCTTTGCTAAAGAGGCATTAGGATTTGTTAATCAACCTATTACAGAAGATGGTAGAAAATATAATAGTTGGATGAAAGTATTAAAAGATGATGGTCAATTAGATTACTTTATAGAACAACAAGATAAGAGTTTAAATACTAATGAAATTAAACTATACTTAAAAGATGCAGGCTTTACTAAGTCAGAAGAACAATCGATTGAACCAGATGAGTTAGCTAAAAAATTTAATGATCCAAAAGCATTCTGGAAACCCAGAATGGATAAACAAATTATAGATAACAAAAGAACATTATCTCCTCATGAAATAGAATTAGGTCAAACAGATATTCATTGTGTTGCTATACCTAGAAAGGGTATTTTTATAGGTCACGATGGTTTAGTTTTTCCTTGTTGTTTTACTGCAAGTAAATACTATGCTAATCCTAGTTCATATGAAGTTTCACAGTTGCAAGATTTCATTAACTCATATGGTACAAGAAATATAAGTTTGGAATATAATAGTTTGAAAGATATAATAAACGGTCCAATGTTTCAAGGCAGATGGCCAGATAATTTTAAAAGTCGTGATATCAGAGATAAACGATTAATAACATGTTCAATATTTTGTGGAAAGAAAACTAATCATGAATTTAAGAAAACTAAAGATAGTATTAAAGCAGAAAGGAGTCTGATTTAATGTACTATAATAAATGGATAATAAATCGTTCACCTTTAATCAAAACTATACATGGCGAACCTCAGCATTATGACTTATATCAAAACTTTGTTGATGAGTTACACCCTACTGTTAGGTTTGAAAAATATTATTTTGTTTCTCCTTGGATAGCATGTAAGTATTTTGATGAAGATGAATTTGATGGGTATGATTACTTAACTCTTACTGATAAACTAATCGATGAAGTATTGAACGACAAGTCTATCACAAAAGATTTAGAGCAAGGTAATACTTGTATTGTATTCGATATGGGTGCAGAACTTATACCATTTAGTTACTATGAGAAGATAGATAAGTTTTATTCTACTAAATCATATGCAAAGAATGTAAAGTATTGGTCTATGTATGAACATCTAAAACCAAAAGGATCAATAGATTACTTGACTGTTTCATCTAGTACTTTAAGATTTTCAGATTACGAAGAAAACAAAGTATCAAATGAGTATCACGAAAAATGGGAATTTTCAGAAGATGAGTTAACAAACAAACACGTTCTATTTCTTAATAAAAGAATTAGACCACATCGACTTGACACTTTAAGTAAGTTGTTAGAAAAGAAAGTTAATATAAAAGATAATTTCTACTTTAGTTTTCTTGGTACAAATAATAGAGGAGAAGGTGATCCTCTATATGATAGTGATGTAAATGCAATATACGGCAGAGTACCAGATGTATATAATAAAGATATGGCTAATAAAATATTATGGGATTATTATAAAACAGAATTGCCATATAGTATGAATTGTCAGAGGGACGAATGGTTAGCAAGTTCATCTTTAAACAGAATAGAAGAATTACTTCCATATAGAAAGAGAACATACGTAGAACTAATTACAGAGTTTACGCACAGTGATGAGTATGTTTCGATAAGTGAAAAACTTTCACAAGCAATACTATGTAAGAAACCTTTCATTATAGTAGGTGATAGAAAGTATTTAAGAAATATAAAAAACTTAGGGTTCAAAACGTTTGATAAATTTTGGGATGAAAGCTATGATGAATTAGCTTACGAAGAAAGAATAGATGCTATAACTGATGTTGTAAAAGAAATTGTAGATACAGTTGACGTAAAGAATGGAATAACATACAGTAAAGAATTACAAGAAATATTAGAACACAACTACAATCATTATAAAAATGTATATACACCTAGTGTATACAAAGATGCATTCAAGTCTTTGAGTTTATTAGACTACAAACCTCAATTAGAAGACAAAGCAGATGATGAAGAAGTTAAAAGAGAAAAGACAAAATATGTATGGTATAGTGAAAACACAAATACAATAATTATACCTATAGCAGAAAATTTAGACGGTGCAATAAAAAACAAAGTTGCACCTAGACTTGCATATAGATTAGTTGATAAAAATAATTTAGATAACGTATCTAAAATACCAGCTATTGCGATTACAAGACACCCTCATAAAAGATACGCAAGTTACTTAGAAAACAATGATGATGTTAATAATGACTTGTTAGAACAGACTGGTTACATGTATGACCTAAATGTTTGTTATACTATTGATATGGACGACATACATCGTGAAGGTTATTATGCAAGATGCAAAGATTGGAACGATGATTTTGGTCACAGAGATTCAGGAAGGCGCATCGCAGATATATTATACGAAGAAGAAATACATACTCCACGTCAATTAACTCCAGAAGAAATTTTATTCGTAGATGAAAACTATAAATGGGATTGGACAATGTATAATGAATATGGTTCTTGGAGATTTAGAAAACCACACAACATCGCAAAGATAGGTGTAGGGTTTGAACAATACTTTGATACATTCAAAGACGTTTATAAAAAAGAATACAAAGTATTAACTAAGAAACTAAAAAGACATTCACAATACCTAGAGTCATCTTTAGAGTCTGCATATTGGGTTAATCATAGTATGATACTTGATAACTTAGGATTAAACTATGCACCTAAAGATATTAAGATACTTGATATAGGAACACACTTTGGATTTATGCCTCACTTCTTAAAAAGTCAAGGATTTACAAATGTACATTCTACTAACTCATACAAAGAAGCAGGTGATTCGCTTGATGAACTTAAACTTATTTGGAAGACATTAGGTATAACAGAACCAGCAGATATACATATTGAGCCTCAGACTCCTTTTGATTTGTTAGACAATAGCGACAATATGTACGGAAAAGACTTTGATTCTGCGGAAAGATATGATATAATACTTATGAATATGTCAAACGTATTCTGGAAAACAGATAAAATTGTAAGACTACTAAATGGAAACATATCACAGGCATGGCAAGTAGTAGACAAGAATAAAGATACTAATACATTCTTTGCACCGTATGATGTTAATGACATACATTATTTTACAAAGTGTATTATGAGTCAACTCAAGGTTGGCGGCAGTGCAGTCATACAACCGTTCCCATATGCTTACTCATCGTTTGATGGATTTAGAAATGAACAAGGCACCGTTGCGACATGGCAAAGCGAACATAGAGGACATCAGAAGCCTCAGTCAACTAAACATTGTCCAACTTTAGAAATGAATAATTACTTTATTATTCATAAGGAAAAGAATGAATGAAATACTATATAGCAGGAGATAGAGGACTAGTAGGAACGTGGTATAAGAAACTAATACCTGATGCAGAAGGAGGCAATACTCAAAATGCAAACTATACGTCACGTATCTCAACTAAACAAGACATACATATAAAGAAGCCCACACACGTAGTTATAAATGCGGCTACTGTAGGTGGCTTACAAGAAGACTTAGATAAGAGTTTTGAGTTAATGATTAAGAACTTAACAATTCAAAATAATATATTTGAGGCGTGTCGTTTTGCAAGAACAGATAGAGTATTACTACAAGGAAGCACATGTAGTTATCCTGAGATTGGCGAACAACCATATAAAGAAACTCAGTTACTACAAGGCGAACCGTACTCTACTTACTTCCCAACTGCTTTGCCTAAGCTAATGGGTATGTATCAATGTAGAGCAAGTAATGAAAAGTATGATACACATTGGCGTACTGCAATCAATACAAACATGTTTGGACCACACGATAGAGTAGGAGAACATGCACATGTCATAGGTGCATTAATGCAAAAGTTTGTCGATGCATGTAAAAACAATTCAGACAGTATTGAGATATGGGGTTCCGGTAATCAAAGCAGAGATATACTTTATATTGAAGATGCAGTTGAGGCAATGGATATAATTCTAAACAACGACAAGTATGATACAGTTAACGTAGCAAGTGGTTTTGAGATTTCTATTAGAGAAATAGCTGAACTATTAATTAAAGTCAGTGGGTACAAAGGCAAACTTTGGTTCAATACTGATAGACCTGAAGGAATTAAAAACAGAGCGATAGACAACTCACGTTTAAAAGAGTTAGGGTGGGTTCCTAAATACTCTATGGAAGATGCATTCGCCAAAACATATAAGTGGTATTATGATAATGGAACACAAGAAGCATGACATGTTTGTATCAGATAATGTCCTATACGACAACGACATTATTTACATAGGTCCTAGTTGGGCTGTACAAAGTTATTCTACACCTTTAGGAAATGACGGTGAAGGAAAAGATATAAACATAGGAGATATGTTTGCAGAAGAATTTAATCATACGTTTGGCAAAAAGAGACATGCATGGTTACCTACTCACGGTATAGGTAATTTAACTTGTGTACAACGATGTTTATCATCTGGAAACATTTCTAATCAAGTAAAGAAGAAACCTGTGATTTGGGTTATGTGTGACCCGATAGCAAGATTGTATTACGAAAAAGAAACAAGAAAGATGTGTTGGCCCTCTTATCAAGAATCAGAAATAATAACTAAGGGCATCAATGTAGGATCATGGGTTGATAGATTTTTTAAGAACCCAGATTGGTTAGAACAACGAAACGAACTTTTACATTTAGATTTAGAGGCAATGAATAGTTTAGAAGTACCGATTGGAATATTAGGCGCTCATACAGATATAACATATGAAGATGTTAAACCATATGAAAATCTTACAGTATTAGAACCTAGTTGGCAGAATATACTATGTGAACATGCAGGCATCAAAGGTATGAATCCAAATTTAGGTGCAGACTTCTTACATCAAACATTGAAGATTTATATCAAACAAGCAGACATAGAAAAACATATGCAGGCTCACAATTTAGATAAATACACTTGGAGACCTGGTGAAAGTACTAGACAACTTATGTCTTTGATTATGAATCCAATAATGTCGTGGAAAGGTTCAACGATAAAGAAAAATAACATTGAGCCAAGCATTATTGATTACATACATGAGCAATATGATGTCTGGAAGCAATTAGAAGATAAAGGCTTATTTAATTGGGTTCATCCAAGTATCGAAGGAAATATGATTTTCTACGAACACGTAAAACATAAGATGGAGAATTTTGTAAATGCTCACAAAGAATAGTCACATGAATCCCGTATACGGGAAAGAAGAAATTGAGAGTGTTTATAACTACGTCAACTCTGGTGGGTGGATTATGGAACACGATAAAACCAGAGAATTAGAATCTCTTATATGTGACTATACAGGTGCCAAGTATGCACACATGGTAACAAGTGCTACTACGGGTCTCCTGTGTGCTTCTATGATAGCTAATATCAAGCCAGGAGAGAAGTTTGCCGTAAGTGCATATACTCAAGCGGCTACATGTAATGGTGCAATATTAATGGGCGGTGTTCCTGTAATAGTAGATGTTGACCCATTCAATTACTGTATAAACTTTGATAAGATACCAACAGATTGTAGAGTTATATTTGTATCAGCAATCAATGGTAGATATCCTAAAGACGTTGAAGAAAAAATTAAATCTCTAAGAGAGAGTGGTAAGATTGTAATCGAAGACTCTGCACAAGCATTAGGAAGTAAAACAGTCAATGATGTACACTGTGGTACTATGGGTGACATGGGAATATTTAGTTTCGGTGCACCAAAGATTATTACTACAGGACAAGGTGGTTGCATAGTTACTAATGATGAGAATATTAGTAAACAAATTCATGCTATAAAAAACTTTGGCAGAACAGTTAAAGTCGGAGAAGTATATAACGTAATGGGATTGAATTTTAAATTCACAGACTTACAAGCATCATTCGGTGTGCCACAAATGAAGAAGTTACCATTCATCGTACAACACAAGAAACAATTATTCAAATGGTATCGTAAACATTTAAAGAAAGTAGTAGACTTTATCCCTACAGATTTAGAACATCAGACACCTACGTATCCAGAGATACTAGTAAGCAAAAGAGATAATCTCGTAGAAGAACTACGTGCAGAAGGTATAGGTTGTCGTGCAGTATACGATAGTCTTTGTAATCAACCTTTTCATAGAAAGTACAGAACGCCTACACCAATAGCAGACGAACTAGCAAGTAGAGGTTTGCATTTACCTGGTCAGTTTAATTTACGTGAAGAAGACGTAAAAAAGATTGCAAGTGTTGTTAAAAATCACGCGCCGTGATACAACTTAACTAAACTATCAATACCATCTTCAAGAGTTTCGGTAGCAGTGAACCCGATGTTTCTAATTTTTGTATAGTCAACAAAATAGTCTCTGCCATCTTTATCGTGAGATAATTCATCGTTAATAATTAATTCATAATCGACTTTGCTTTTAATAATCTGTGCAATGTCTAACTTAGTATGATTTAAAGTTTCATCACCGACATTCCATATCTCGCCTTTCATAATATCGTATTTCTCTAACGCCCATCTGAATGAACGTGCCAAGTCGTTAATGCTTAAGAAAGTACGTTTGAAGTGCTTTTCAAATAAGACCAATTTCTTTTCAGCTATTGCTTTGTAAGTAAAGTCATTAACAAGTAAGTCTTGTCTTAATCTATTACTCACACCAAATGCAGTTGCTGGTCTTAGTATAACTGCATCAGTTCCTTTTAATTTCTTTTCACCATCAAGTTTATAAACACTGTATGTACTAATTGGATTAGTCTCACATGTTTCATCACATGTCTTACCAAGTTCACCGTATACACTTCCTGTACTTGCATATACAAAAGGTTTACCTACAGAAGCATCTATAACTCTATTAGTTCCTTCTACGTTAACTCTATATGCTAAGTCAGGCTCACGTTCACATGACGGATAGCCTACAATACCTGCTAGATGAATTACTGCATCTGCACTTTTTA